TCACCGGAGCCGCCGCGCGGTGGCGGCAGCGACCCGCGCCCGCGCATCCTCGTGCCTGGTCGGCACCCGGTACTCCTCGGTGGTCCACGCCCGCCCGCCGCCCGGCGGGCTCAAGGTCACCCCGCCCTCGCCCGCCTCGATGACCTCGCCCACGACGGCCACGCCGTTCGTGGTGTCGACGGCGAACTCACCTTTCCTCGGCACCCAGCGCCCGATCACCACGGCAACCCTCCCCTGCGACGGTTGACCACCGCGTTCTTCACCGACAGCTCTTCGAGAACAGACGCCTGGCGGAAGGTGCTGGTGTGCCGGGGCTCGTCCTCGCCCGGCACACGCAGGATCGCTTCCTGGCCGTCCCGCCCGACGACCTGACCCGCGACGGCATCGCCGTGCGACAGGTCGACGGCGAACTCACCGAGGCCCGGCACCCAGGCGGGCGCCCCGCCCTGCATGCGGCACTCGGCACGGTGGGCGTCCAGGTACTCGTCGATCCGCCGGACCGCGGCTTCGTCGCCGCGGGCTCGGGCCCGGCCGCGTGCTTCGAGCTCTCTGACACACTCGCCGCAGTTCACGACGTAGACGGGGCCCATGGCCGACGTGTGCGGCATGGGGATCACCGGCTGGTACGAGGGCACGGTCGCCGGGACCGGCTGGGGCGTCACCATGACATTCCCGGGGTCTTCTCGACGATGGTGAACCGGCCGCACTGAAAAACCCGTCGACCCCTGGCCGGCTGCCACCGGTCGAGCTGTGCCCCGGGGGGCGCGTTCCCGGGCGTGCTCTGATCGTTTCGTGCCCCGGTGTCCGATCCGGGCTGCGCTTGCCTATGCTCTTGCATGGCTGCCTGCCTCTCTTTCAGGTGGTCCATGCCCCCGGGTCGAGGCGTCGACTGCGGGGGTTTTCCATGCCTTCCGGCCCTCCTGGGCGCGGCGGACCGCCGATCAGCTAGACGTCGAAGGCCCCCGCTGGAGCGGGCCGTTCACGCCCCGGTGTCTCCAACTTCCGCCGATCGGGCGGCACATGAGGCGTCGGTGAGAGCTCAGAGTGCTCCTGTGCGAGGCATTTTGCAAGACTTCATTTGAAGTCGCTCATACGAGTTGACGTCCATTGCAGACTGCTCAACTCGATGCTTTCATTTCGAGCGCGAAGGCGTTTCAGATGTGCGGCCAACAAGAGGGAGTTGGTGTGTCAGACGAACCAGCAGGGCCGACAGGATCAACCGTGCCGCGTAGACAACTCGGGCGACACCTGACAGAGCTACGCGAACGCGCAGGACTCACCGTAAGAGCGGCAGCGAAGGCGTTGGAGCGGTCCACTTCCACGCTGTGGCGCTACGAGACAGGACAGGTGGCGATCCGGAGCCACGAGGTTGAGCTCATGTGCCGGGTGTACGGCGCAGACGCTGAGCTGACCCGGGCTCTGAAAGCCCTCGCGGGAGAAGGTAAGAATCGCGGATGGTGGCACGCGTACGGCGATGTGATCCCCGAGGGATTCGACGTCTTCATCGGCCTGGAAGAAGCAGCGGAGCAGCTAGACATCTACGAATCCATCTTGGTGCCGGGGCTACTCCAAACTGAGCAGTACGCGCGGCAGATCATCGAGGCGGGCCACCCGGACAAGGCCCCGGCGGAGATAGAACGACGTGTACAGCTTCGCGTCAAGCGGCGATCCCTGCTGACGCGGGTGATCAGCCCACCGATGGTCGCAGTGGTTCTCTGTGAGGCTGTACTTAGATTCCCTATCGGCGGGCATAACACGATGGCAGGGCAGCTTCGGCACTTGGCAGAAATCAGCGAACTGCCCAACGTCAAGCTCACCGTGGTGCCCTTCCGCGCTGGACTGCACCAGGGACTCATGGCGGCACAGTTCACCGTCTTGCGCTTTCCTCTCACGGGGAGCGGCAAGCCGGCCGAGCCAACAACCATCTTCGCCGATGGTTACACGGGGGATCTGTACTTGGACAGGGAAGGCGAGGTTGCGCAATACGACGCAGCATTCAGGAATATCTCAAGTAAGGCGCTGACAGAAGAGGAGTCGAGGCGCCAGATTCTCGAAATGGCGGAGAACTATGAACAGGGCTGACCTGAACCGCGCGATATGGCGAAAGTCCAGTCACAGCAACTCTAATTCCAACTGCGTCGAGGTTGCTGACCGACAGTTCCCCGGCTCTGTCCCAGTCCGGGACAGTAAAGCTCCGGCTGGCCCCGCACTGTCCTTCTCGGCTGCCGCCTGGTCGTCGTTCGTGGCCGGAGTCAAGAGCGACGTGCGCGACGGCGCGTAGCCTCCCGCAGTCGTGCCCCGTCCCACCGTGAGTGGGACGGGGCTTTTTGCTGCCAGTCAGGCGATCCCGAAAATCACTCACATCCGAGAAAGGGAAATGTAAATGAGTGAGTTTACAGCGACTCTATGGGTAGATCCCTACTCGTCGAAGTGTGGCCGGTGCGGGAAAGCCGCCCGGCTCGACGAAACCCACCACCATTCCGTACCCGGGGGCTCCCCCGCCGGCTGCGGGGCCCTGTTCGTCGAGATTTCGTCCCGTCGACTCGAATGCAGTTCCGCCGTACTGCATGATCTGCGTCCGGATCTGCCTGTCGGCATGAGCGGAGAGGACTTCGTCTAGGCGTTATTCGCGAAAAAGGTGACGCCAGCCCCCTTGAAAGTGACCACAATCACCGGATAGGGGGTTCTTTTATTAGCAAGACACCCCGCAAACATCCCCACAAGCCCGCCAGACCCCCGAAAAGGCCCCTGTACGCCCCTCTGAGGCCCTCACGGGCATCCCCTGACCCATTTTTCGGCGTGTTCGAGGCAGGCCCCCAGGCCGGCTCCTGAAAGTTTGATACCCGTACACGGTCGGAAAGAGGCACCCCCGGTGGGTCCTTTGCTTACTTTGCAATGTATTACCCCCGGGGTTATCTAGGGGTTTGACCTGTGGAAACGTGAATTTTCGTTAGCAAAGTTTTGGCTGGTTGGGCGGGTTTTTTGGTGTGGGTCACATCGATTTTTGGGTGGTGTTTGGGGGTGTGGTGCCTTGGAATTGGTCCATGCCCCGCTTGGCGGGGGGCGGGCACGGATGAATGAGTGCCTGTCGAAGAGTGGGCCAGCGATCTAACTAATCAAGGGGTGCGGGAAATGGGTTCGAGGGCGCGTAAGACGGTTCTGATCGTCGGGATGGCCGTGTTGGTGGTCTGCATGGTCCTGGGGGGCGTGCTGGCGGGCTACAGGGCTGGGCGGGACAGCAGGGACGGGGAGGTTGAGCGGGTGAGTGTGACGTCCTTCAATGACGGGTTTCAGGACGGGACGTGCAGGCCGACGCCTGGCACGGAGGACAAGAACGACCGGCCTTGGATCGAGGACGGGAACGGGAACTCGTGCTTGGAGGGTGGGGATTTCGACAAAGGCCCTTACTGGATCGCTCGGGACAAGTAGGCAGCTTGTGGCATTGGGGCCTGCCTTGGGTGGGCAGGCCCCTGTCCTAGAAGGTGGGGAGGGAATAGCGATGGAATCAGTGCAGACAGGGGTTTTGGTCACCACTCCGGCGCGGAATGCCATGGAGGGTCATGGCCTTACCGATGCGGCTCTGATCCTTGGTTCGGATGCCGAGCTGTACCCGCATCTTCAGGGGCGGAGTGTGCCGCTCCGGGCGGTTGCCTACTCGGTGTGCTGCCCTGCGACGGAGCGATACAGCCTGGTCACCTTGGATGGCCGTTGGATCATTCCGGGGAAGGAGGGTTACAAGTCCCGGGGTGCACTCATCAAGTATGTGCGGCAGAACATTTCTGATGTGCGCCCCGAGGGTCTGGTGATCCTGGAACCGGTGCGGCACAACGGCCCTTTCAAGGCGACACAGTTTGGGCGCCGGAAGGGGACGTGTCGTCAAGCCGTTGGGGATGGCACGCGAGGCTTGTACGGCTACGACTGCCGGTGTGGTGCGACCGTCGACATGAGCCACGTGACCCGCATCGGTTGGGTGATCGTGCGGGACGGTCGCGGCTCGCACACCGTGAGCTATGCCTTCGACCGGTCGCATGAGCGGGAGTTCGGCACGGTCCCGAGTGAGGTTCCGGAGACTGTGAACGTGGTGGTCGCGGGCGCCCCCAAGCCGGAGGAGACGGACCGGGAGGGGGAGTCCGAGCCTGCCCCCGCTGCTCCGTCGGATTACGCGATGTCGGCAATCCGGCGCGACGCGAACACGTCGCTGCTACCTCAGACGGTGTGGAGGGGGGCGGAGCGCATCTGGGTGTGGAAGGCCATGCCTTCCGAGGGGGAGGCGCCGGAAGGCGCCACGGGTGAGCCGATCATGAGCGTTCTCCCGTCCAGCTACCTGGAGAGCACGATTGCCGCCCTGGAGCACGAGCGGGAGCACGACGCGTCGGTTCAGGAGCCCGAGCCTGCCCCCGTCATCGAGGAGGAGCAGAAGCAGGGGTCCGCGCCGGAGGAGGCGGACCAGGAGCACGTGGGCGCCCCTGCGCAGGCGCCGGAGGACGATTCCGCGCCTGTGGCGCTGCGCTGGCACGAAAAGGCGACGCCGAAGCGCTGGGAAGTCGTGGCGTCGTGGCGCGGGTACCGCTTCTTGGTCGGGATGGTCAAGGGGGAGTGGTTCATCACCCGCGAGGACAAGACGCCGGGGGACTTGGCGGAGAGTCCTCGGAAGTGGCGCAAGGCGGATCAGGTCCGGCGCGAGGACAAAGAGCCGATTCGGTCCCGTGCGGAGGCTGAAGCGCTGATGATCGCCCGTGTTGAGGGACGGCGCGAGGTGGAGCGGGCGGCGCGTCGGGTCATCGAGGATGCTGCGTCGGCGCCGAAGCCTGAGTGGAAGTCGACCGGGCTCAAGCTGAAGCCGCGTCGGGCCCCGGGCAAGACGCGTACCCCTGAGCAGATCGTTGCCGAGTGGGGTGATGCGGTGACGTTCGAGGTCGTGGAGGAGAGTGAGGTTCCCGCTCCGGTCGCCTCTGAGTCTCAGAACCAGGAGAAGGGGGAGGAGACGGCGCCGGAGGAGACGGAGGACCGCCCGGACCTGTTCGCGCTTCCGCCCTTCGTCCGTGCTGTGCGGCTTGATCTGTACGGGCACCGGTGGGGGGTGGAGTGTGACCGGCACGGGGGGATGGCGTACCTGGTGCCGGGTGAGTACCGGGATCGGGAGGACGCTCAGGGGCATGCCCTGTTGCACGCCTACGACCATCCGGTCGTGCGGGAGCCTTTGATGTCGGATGAGATCGAGGCCGCGGTTGGACTGGCCTTCTCCAAGGCACAGTTGGAGATCTTGAGCTATGCCAACCAAGGCTGGCTCACGGAGGACGCGAGCGGCTTCTACACCCCTGAACAGCGGGATTCCTGGAAGCCCAAGCCGTTCGCCCTGAACCGGGTGCTCGTCCTGTGGGCTGCTGGGTTTCTCGACGCCCGCGGCCATGGTGAGCACCGTCGACTTCTCACCCTCTCCGACAAGGGTGAGGCTGCGTGGGAGCTGTGGGATCGGGCCCGTCGTCTGGAGCTGGTGGAGCCTGCCGACAAGGACAACGACTTCGGTGTCACGGCGAAGCAGCGCCGGGCGTACCCGCTGCTGAAGAACGCGAAGGCGGTCGACGAGTCGAAGCCAGAGGCGGCGGACGACCGTCCGGAGGACCAGGAGGCCGACGATGACCCGTGTGGCAGTGGCCTTGCCCGGGTGGTCGGCCGGACCGGTCCGGACCTGGCAGCGTGCGACGTGTGCGGGGACGTGGTTCTGTCCGGCCGGTACCTCACCGGTCCGGACCGGGTGGCGTGCGTGTGGTGTCTGCACGACCAGTACGGCATGAGCGAAGACCAGTTCGCCCGCGCGGCTGAGGCGCTCGACACCGAGCGTGGGTACTGCGTGCTGTCGCCCCGGGTCCTGAAGGAGGCGGCGGATAAGCAGGCGGCCGACGAGTCGAAGCCGGAGACGGCGGAGGACCGCCCGGAGGACCAGGAGCCCGACGAGCAGAAGCCTGCCGCGCCGGAGACGACGGACGACGACCGTACGCCCGTGCTCGTGTTCATCGTCAGCAAGAACACCACCCCTCCCCGCCTCCGGGGCTTGTGGCGTGTCACCCGCGCAGAGGCCATGAAGGTCTGTTCGGACGACCGGACCTCGGGCCGTAGTCACATGCTGTGCTGGATGGCCGACCCCGGGCAGGAGGGGGAGGACTGGGAATGGATCAAGGACAGCGGGTCTTATGACGCGCTGCTGTCCGAGTTGGGGATCATGCCCGAGCGGACGTGGCCGGAGCAGTCGGAGGTGACGGCGGAGGACCGCCCGGACGGGGAGCAGAAGCCCGAAGCGCTGCCCTACCACAAGCCGGGGTGCGACGGGAGGACGAAGTGGCTTTATGTGGCTGCTGAGGGTGTGGCCCGCATGCTGCGGCACTACCTGTCGTGTGACTGTGGCGGCACCAAGCTGGGCAACTTTCATCGCAGTGCCCCCGCCATGGCTACGGGTACGCAGCGGAAGCCCCTGGGGATTCGCGAGGCCAATACCGACAGCGCGGACGCTCTGGCCGACCGCAACAGCTATGACCGTGTCGGCCCGTTTGTGGTCTTGGACGAGGTGAGCAAGCGGGCGCCGGTGCAGTGGCGCCATGACAGGCCGGTCCCGGTCGTCGTCGACCCGAACAGCGCGGCGCAGCGGCGCACCCTCCATGCCGGGGTGGTGGCGGCTGCCGACGCCGAGGCGGCCCGTCCGATCGTTGAGGAGACGGCGGCGGAGGACACGGTTGCGGCGGCGCTGGCACACACCACGCGCGTAGCCACGGAAGAGTACCGGTGTCTTGACCGCGTGTCGGTGAACTGGGGCGCTTGGTGCTCGTGTGGCTGGTCGGATCACCGCGCCGGAGAAAACGCCCGCGCTGCGGTCGAGAGCGCGGCCGTTGCGCATCGCGAGAAGCGGACCGCGGAGGAACAGCCGGTCGTTGACCTGCTGCGCGGGCACCCGCCGCTGATCGGTCCGTTGCCCATGTCGTTGCAGTGGGACGTTACAGAGCTGGTGCCCGGTCTGGAGCGGGTGATCTTTCTCGGGCAGGAGTTCCGGCTTCTGGCCGACGGTGAGGGCGGGTATCAGCCCTTCGTCGCGGGCGGGCGGCGCCTGTGCGGCTACCTGCGCTGGATGAGCCGTGAAGACGTCCTGTGGACGATCGAGGCCAGCGCGCTCTTCTACGTGCCGCACAGCGCGAAGCGGATTGTCCGTCTGCACGACAAGACGCGGGTGCACTGCGTGGAGTGCGAACCCGGATTCGCCTGGGGGCGCGGCAAGACGCCCAAGGCCGTCGTGGAGATCACCGGTGCTGGCGAAGTGTTCGTCTGTGTAGGTCACTTGCGGATGTCCGGGCTAGTGCCCAAGGAGTACACGGACGGGCTTTCCGTGGACGACGAGCGTGCCGCGCTGGCGCAGTACGCGGCGTGGGTCGGCGGGCAGGGTGAGCGGCCGATGACGGCGGCGGAGCGTGCGGCCGGACCGCAGCGCCAGGAGAAGCAGGTTCCGAAGGCTGCGGTTGTGGCCAGGAGCGGAGACAAGACGGTGAAGGCGCCGAAGGTCGGGGACATCGTCTTCAAGGGCCGCAAGGACGATGAGCTGGCCGTGATCCTTGGCCACCTGTACGAGGTCGAGGAGTTGGCGGGTGAGTACCTGGTGCAGCACGCCCGCAGCGGTGACACGGTCTGTCATTACGTGAAGGGCCGCCCGGCCATGAAGCGGGCGATCCTCGCGGACGCCATCAAGCGTGGGGAGCAGCGGGACCAGGAGACGGAGAGGGCCGCGCCGGAGGAGCGCGAACCCGCTCCCCTCCAGCCGGCTGGAGGGGGGACCGAAAACTCGGCGGCCGACACGGACCACCAGGGCCAGGAGAACGAGGACGATCGGGAGCACCAGGAGGAGCCGCGGGACGACGCGGAGCCGCTGCCGGTGTGTGACGGGGAGGGGCGCCCGTACGTCGGGTTTCGTCCTGCTGTGCTCGATGGTTACACCGCTGCCCGGTACGGGGGGTGGGAGTGGTCGGGCTGGTGGTGCGACACCCACTGTGAGACGTGCGCGGGCGGAGCGGAGTGCGCGGACTGCCCCGAGTGCACCGCGTTCGCTGCGCCCTACCCGCCGCACTGGGCGCGTGACGAGCGCCCGGGAGAGCCCTACCGGGGCGTTGAGGCGTTCGGTGGTCCCGGCGGTATGTCGCAGGCCCGCCGGATCGTCGACCGGGGCGGGGACTGGGTTCTGATCGAGTGGAACCGGGATGCTGCCGCGACCGCCCGTGCGGCCGGGCACTGGGTGGTTGAGGCGGACATACGCACGCTCGACCCCCGTCACCCCGTGCTGCGCCGGGTGCGCCGCTACCACGGTTCCCCGCCGTGCCAGACCCTCACCACTGCGGGGCTGCGCTCCGCGTGGAACGACCAGGAGATCGCAGAGCTCCAGTCGGTCATGTGGCAGGCGGGCGAAGCGTTCGGGTTCCTGGAAGTCGACGACCTGTGCAGCGTCTACGGCGGACCGCACAGCTACTTCGGCGACCTGTTGCAGGACGATGACGGATGGTCCGGTGTGTGCGAAGGCGGGTTCCTGCCTCCGTGCATGACTCCTGACGAGTTCCGGGAGTGGGCCCGTGAGGTCGTCTCGGACGAGCGGACGGCGCTCATGGCGGAAATGCTCATCTGGCCCATGTGCATGGTGCAGATCGGTGCCCCGCTGGAGTCGGTGACCCTGGAGCAGTCCGCGAACCTGATCAAGCAGACCCCCGCGCTCGCCGAAGCCCTCCAGACAGAGTTCCTGAGCGTCGAGGGCTTCAACTGGGCGTGGTGCTCGTGGCAGATCGCCGACGCCGCCGACACCGGAGCCGCGACCCACCGCGAGCGCGCGTGGATGGTCGCCACCCGCGAGCAACGGCCCCGCTACGCCGTGAACCTGAACGCGGCGGAGGAGGCGGAGGAGATGTGGGCGCACATCGTCAAGCGCACCGGCAGCCTTCCCGAGTCGGCGCCGGAACTGAGTGGTGGGATCGACCCGTACCAGGGCCGTCCCGCTCTGCCCACGGTGACCGTGGCCGCCGCGCTTGGCCTCCCCGCGGACTGGTGGGCCGACACCCGCGGCAAGCGCAAGGCGAACCCTGAGACCGGCAAGGCCCTGGGGGGCGGCTCCTTCCCCCTGAACGCGGTTGGGCAGTGCGTGACCGCACCTTGGTACGGCGTGAAGTTCCGCCCGGCGGACGTGCCCCAGGGCGAAGGCACGCGGGAGATCACGCGTGAAGAGCAGGCCGTGTTGGTCGGCTTCCCGCGCTCCCACCCCTGGACCTACATCCCCAGCCGGGCCGGAGTGCACGGCAAGCGCCCCATCGCGCAGATGATCGCCGATGCGGTGTCGCCGTTCATGTCGTGGGTCTCCTCCGCCGTCAACCCCGACGCGGCGGACTGGTACGAGCCCACCGCCGCGTACCAGGCAGACGTGTACCGGCTGAACGAGGACCAACAGCAGGAGCCCCAGCCCGTCCCGGTGCCGGAGGAGAAGCCGAAGCCGGACGAGCACCAGGAGCAGGAAGGGCCGCAGGGCTACCGGTCCAGGCTCAGCCGGAGCGAGCGGCAGGCTGCGGTTGCGCAGTTCGGCGAGCACAAGCAGGTTGTACGGCCCGCAGGCTACGGGGCGCGGCTGAACGGCAAGCCGGAGCCGACACCCCCCGCGGTGCGCGAGGGCGAGTCCATCCAGCCGAAGAATCCGGGGTGGGGCCACTCCTGGTGGCTGTTCACCGACGTCCACGGCTACCGATACAACGTAGAGCAGCGGTCGGGGAGATGGCGCGGCCACGCCCACGTGAACGAAGAGCTAACCCCCGAGTTGAAGATTCCTGTTCACGATTTGGCACAGGTCGGCGAAGGTCGTTTCGAGACGGCCGACGAGCTGTTGCAGCAGTGCCGGGCCTTCGGGGAGGAGCGGGCGGTTCAGGACGCGGGCGCCCGCATGCTCAAGAGGCTCCACGAGCAGATCCAGAGCCCGAACGTGGTCCCGTTCGTGTCCCCCCGCTCGACCCCGGAACCCACTCAGGAGAGGACTCTGGTCGTGGTCGAGGAACCGGCACCCGTCTGGTGCGCCGCCCACCTGCAAGCCACCGAGGACCGCCCGGCCATGGAGGTCGAGGCCACCGAGGAACTGACGCTCGTCGGTCGGGTGTGGCCCATGTGCTCGGAGCACGCGCAGCGCTTCTTCGGCTACATGGCGGATCTGATGGGTGACCCGCTCGCCGAGTCGACGCCCGCGGCGGAGGTGGACGAGGACCAGGAGCAGCACGAACCCGCCCCCCTCCAGCCGGCTGAAGGGGCCGAAATTTCGGCGGCCGACGAGAGCCAGGGAGACGAGGACACGGCGGCGGGCGCGCCCGCCGAGATCGTGACCCCCGCGGGCGAGCGCGTGTCGGTCCGCTACCTGGGCTTCCGCCACGTGTGCCGCGTCGCGCACTGCACGTGCGACGGCCGGTGCACCTGCCCCCTCCAGCCGTTCATGAGCTGCGAGGGCGAAGGGCAGCCGTACCCGTGGATGGACTGCCCCGAGTGCATGGCCCGGCGCCTGGGCGTGCAACCCGCGGTGATCCGCGCAGCACTGCCCGACGACTACACGGAGGCCGCCCCCGCCGTGCCGGAGCGGCGGTCCGTGATGCTCGCCGGAGAAATCCCCGGATACACGTGGGAGGAGGCACGTGACGCGCTGCGCGCCGCGGGCGTCGATGTCGTCGGCAAGGCCGACGAGTCCACGGTCCTGCTGATCCTCGGGGAGCGAGGCGAAAACAACCTCCGCAAGGTCCGCGCTGCCCGCGAACGCGACATCCCGTGCATGAACGCGGCCGTTCCCGGACGGTTCGACGAAGCGGTTCGCTCCGGCCTGTGGGTCGGCGGTGACCCGCTGCCCGAGCCCGCGAAGCAGGACCGTACGGGCCCGAGCAGCAGTGAGCAGAGCAAGGAGATCCGGGCGTGGGCGAAGCGGCAGGGCTACAAGGTGAAGAAGCGGATGCCGCTCTCCGAACACATCCGTGTGGCCTACGAGTTGGCGCACCAGACTGAGGAGATCGCAGCATGACCGCCCCCATCTTCTACGGGCCGATCGGGCGTGCCGTGAAGGCCGTCGCCGACCACACCGATACCGACCCGATCGGCATCTATGTGTCCGCGCTGACGATGTGGTCGGCCGCGATCAGTGGATCGGTCAAGGTGGTGTCCGAGGGCGATCACCGGCCCGTACTCGTGTGGTCCGCCCTGGTGGGCAAGTCCAGCCGCGGCAAGGGCAAGGCCGAACGAGCCGCCCGGCATGTCGTCGATAAGGCATTGGGCCGCTTCCTGGCGACGCACACCACATCCGGAAAATCCTCTGGCGCCAGCCTGATTGACCACTTCTGGCAGCTGCAAGAAGCCACCGAGGACACCGAGGACGGGCGGGACCTACGGGCCTTCTTCCTGGAAAAGGAATGGTCCGAAATGCTCATCAGGGCCAAAGGAGACCGCACGGGCTATCACGGGAACCTGCGCAAGGGATGGGATGGCGACGCCCTTCGCAATGGGACCAAGAAGGATCCCCAGGAGGTTCGCGATCCCTCCATGGTGCTGCACGCCCACATCACGCCCTCTGACTGGGAACTGCACATCACCAAGGGCGGCGGCAAGAAGGAGGCGGGCGGCGGCACGTACAACCGCATCATGCCGTACCGGCTTGCCTCGGTGCCGATGCAGAGGCGCCCGAAGCCGCTGCCCGAAGTTGATGGCGACCCGCTCTTTCACGCCTACAAGTGGGCCAGGTCCGAGCCCCGAGCAATCGCCCTCGCGCCGGAGGCGGATGACCTGTGGTGGGTGATCCGCCGGTACGCCAGCATCCTTACCGAATCACTGCTCCCCGAGAACGAAGCGATCTACGTCGAGCGGACCGCGGAACACACGCTTCGTGTCGCTGCCTGCCTGGCAGCGTCCGAGCGCTCCGAGATCATCACCGAAGCCATGTTGCACGCGGCGTTCACCCTCGTACGCCGTTCCGTGCAGGACGCGGTGAACCTCGCTCGGGGCACTGCCGCGAAAGCGGTGCGCCAGCCAAAGAGCGAGTTCGAGAAGGTGCGCGATCGGATCGTCTTTCTCGGCGGTAGCGCCACGACGACTGAACTCGCCCCCTGGGCCAAGGTGAGCGCGGCCATGCTGCGGAGCATGCCGGGCCTGTTGTGGAGGCAGGAGAAGAAGCCCGGTTCCGGGGCGCCTTCCCGCCGCTTCTGGATCGAAGGCACGCCCGAGCCCGCGGTTCCGGACGGTGTGACGATCCTGGCCAGGAAGGACACCCTGGAACCCGTCGGCCACAAGCAGCCGTTGCCCACGACGGCGGAGCCCGAGACGGCCCCGGCTCCGGTTCAGTCGGAGGTCGAGCCCGAGCCGGAGCCGAAGAAGAAGGCGTCGAAGAAGAAGCCGAAGGGCAAGCCGAAAAAGCGCACCACGGCACCCCAGGGGGCCAGCCGGCCGGAGGCGCGGCCCAAGAAAAACACCCCGGCCCCGGCCCCGGCGAAGGCGAATCCCGCCCCCGTATCGGCCATCCCGGATAATCCGATCCGATTCCTGCTCTAGGAATTGATTCCATTTCAGGGTCGGATGTCGGTGGGGCCCGATAGTATGGGCCCACTGCCGAAATACAAGAAGGGAACACAATGAGTGAAACATTGTTCGTCCATGTCTATCCGGACACTGAGGAAAACCTCGCACAGACGGAAATATTCGAAGTCATGGATTTATTCGGTGAGGAAGTAGCCTCGGGTGCTCAAAGGCGCGACCGTCCCGAGGCCCCCCTCACCAATGAGCAGCGGGACCAGGTTCTCACCCGTTTGGGGGTCAAGCGTACAGGCGCATGGACAACCCATCATGAAGGCGACCTCATAGAGGCTACAGTCGAATGGATCGACAAGCGGTAGTCACCCGTCTCCACCCCTAACGCAAAAAAGCCCCCTCCACCCGAAGGTAGAGGGGGCTTACGCATGCCATCACTCATTCACGGAATGGCAGGCCAATTCATTGATTAGAAAGCAGGGTTCGGGACAGAAGCGTGAAGCGTCTTCCCGTTCTCGATCCGCTGCGTCACCTCACCAGCACCAAGCAGCGCAGCCACCAGGGTCAGGATCGCTTCCTGGGGAATGTCCGGCACATAGACGGCAATGAGAGTGAGGGCGGCAGAGGCCACGGCATAGATCCGGGCCGGATGAGTGAGAGCGAACTGGATCAAAAACGAAGGGGCAGGCTCGCCAGCGTGGCGGCCCGACCCGGGCATGAGAGGCAATCAGTTTCCTTACGGGAGAGTGATGATGTCGCCGGTCTCAATCACACCGGCATTCCTGATCTTGGGGTTGAGCTTCATAAGCACATCCACAGTGGTGCGCTTCCGGGACGCAATCCCCGAGAGGGTGTCTCCCCACACGACCGTGTACGTCTTGGGGGTGCCGAAATCCTTCACCAGTCGGGCAAGCTGCTGCGGACCCGGAATACCGTCCGCCTCGCTGCCGCTGTCGCCGATCTTGAGCTGATAACGGCGCACCGACTCGGTGTCCGCACTCGACCACTCCGGCCCCGGACCCTCCTCATACTCGGAGCAGCCAGCGCGGACGAGCATCTCCCCGAGGCGCGTGATGTGGTCGCCCTTGGCGCCGGGCCCGTACTCCAGGCCATCAATCGTCACGCGCTTGCCGCCGCCCGGATTTCCGGGCTCCCGCGGCCGGCTCGGACCGCCCAGCGGAATATCCGACTCGTCAGCCTCCAGACCGAAGTACACGACGCCCGGCCGCCCCTTCCAGTCGGGGTCGGCGGTGACGATGCCCTCGGGATAGTCGGGGTAGCCGTAGCCATACACCCAATCCGACCTGCGAAGACGCTCCTTGACGTAGACACCGTCACCCTCTGCGGAACCGGAGTCGTTGGTGTTGCCCTCGATCGTGTAAATGGCGTCGTCGTCGTAGGCGTAGACAATTCCGACGTGCGACCCGCCGCCTGCGCCGTAGTAGACGACGGCGCCGACCGCCGGGTACTCCGACCAGCGGCCCGCATCCTTGAACCACTCGACACCGGCAGGACACCAAGCAGTCGTAGGAACCAGGTCGCCCACACTGGCCTGGAGGAATGCCCAGCACACGAAGACGTGGCACCAGCTCTCCCCGTCGGACCATTCCAGCCCCGGCACCATAGGCGAATACTTCTGCTCATTGTCCCAATGGCCACCTGAGTAGCCTTCCCGGTACCCCTCCTCATTGCGGGCGATATCAATCACGGACTGTGCAACGGACATGATGTCTCCTTATGTTTGGGCACGAAAAAGCCCCCGAGATGGGGGCTGATGATTAGTTAGCTATGTGGATGGTCCGGCTCTACGGCAGTCGTGTGCGGCTCCAATCCGTTCTGCCGGAGCTGCCACGCGTAATCGGCACTCATCTGCCGCCAGAACTCCGCCCACTCCTGCAACTCGTTGACCGTGTCCTGTAGCTCCCGGCGCCACTGGGCGAGATCCTCGATGTGCTCGCGACGGGCGCGGGCAAACGCATCACGCCGCTCGAACCACAGCTTCAAAAACCCGGCGAGCGACCCGCAGGCACCCGCACCGAGCACCAGATTCAAAACGTCGACAGGCAACCTCCTTTCATTAGATCGGCCCCACCCACCGGAACTCTGCGAAAGATCCCGTCCGGTACTGTGCCGATACGTCGTCATCCGCCCAGCCGTACGAAGAGGCGGAGAGGCATTTGACCGCGAACTGCACTCTGGAACCGGCAGTGAGCCGCTGCACGGTCGAGTGTCCGCCGACCATCGTGTACCGCGTCGCCTGAGCCGGAGAAAAGGAATCGACGCTCGCCGCGGCAACCGAATCACCGGAACCTACGGTCATGTTGACACCCATCTCCACCCAGAGCTGATGCCGGAGATCATCCTGGCCCGTGTCGGTCGAGAATGCTCCGGACACCGTGATCCGGTATCGCCCATCGATGGGCGCAATGAACTGCCAGGCGGTGTCACGGCCCATCGTCCAGTCGTCCTTGAAGACCGGCACCATGCCGGGCACCGTCTGATACGAGGTCACCGGACCTGGCTCCGCACCGACCGGGTAGAACGGCAGGACCGCGAAGGAGCCTCGCGATATTTGCTTGCGCCGCATGCCCGTGATGCGGGCCGCGGGCGGACTGGCGAGGAACTGGTGGACGTCGTTGATTCGCCTGCCGAGCTCCTTCGCCTTCTCCAGCTCCCGGAGACCCCAGTCCTCGATCGCGGGGGTACTCAAGACGTCCTCCCTACCCATCGGATTTCCAGGAAGGACCGGCCGGCGAAGTCCCGCCGCGCCAGGACGAAATCCTTGTCGGCGATCGCCATCGCAGACACCACTTCGCCCTTCGCGAGGGCGACCGTCGTCGAGATCGAACCCAGATAGCGGGACGTCCCATCACTGGCCGCGCTGTGCCGCCCCGGGCAGTGCGACGCGAACGGGACCGTGCTGTTCCCCCACGGCCCCTTGCTGAGTCGGAAATGAACGTTGCCCGCCGGACCATTTGCGTCGAGGACCCCACCAAACGTGACCGCGTACAGGCCGTCTTCCGGCGCGGCGAGACCCCACGCAGTACCGTCTGCCCCGACCATGACCATGCCGCTCGGGTCGCACTCCTCCGACGGCCGCGCACCCTTCCCCGCCGGATAGAGGGGAATGGTCGACCAGGTGTTGAAGGGCAACCATCTCCCGCGGTCGACGGCGTCCGTGGGGTTCGCCCCCGAGTACGTGCCGCGCTGCCGGAACGAGACCTTGGCGGCCGGAGGCCGGAGCAGGAAGCGGTGCACGTCTCGTACGTATGTGTTAAGCGCGTCGGCTGTGACGATCTCTCTCGACCGCCAGGTGTGCACTGTCGGAGTCGGCATCAGGGCCTCGCCCCCGTCCAGCGCACTTCGAGGTGAGTGAGCGCCTGGGCGCCGTCGTCGACACCGAGAACGAACGCCTCGCTGGCGTTCACCGCGAGGGAGACGTAGTCCCCGGCATCGAGGAAAATGGTCGCCGACCCGGCCCCGGACTTTTCGCGGGACTCGGACCGCCCGAGCCCGAAGCGAAGGAACGCAAGGGTCGAGATGGCCTCTCCGTTCGTAACGTTACGGTTCACCGCGGCCACTGCCCACGGCAGGCCGCCCGACACCGAGCGCACGACCACCCCGGTCGAGATTTCGTAGAGGCCCGGGATCGGGACGACGATCCGGTAGGGGTCCTGGGACATGGCCCCGCCTGTGCTGTCGTACGAGAACGCGGCCCCGGCTCCCATGCCGGGCTTGTCCCACCGCACCGGCTGCCACGTGTCCCCGGCCTTCTGCTCGGTGCCCTGCGCTGCTGCCGTGCGACGGCACGCGGGGGGCTCCAGAAACACCCTGAGCGGCTCACTGATGTACGTGTTGAGGTCGGCGGCGGTGAGCCGCTCGCCATCCCTCCAGGCCCTGATGTCTACTACGTGATCACCTATCCGAGAATCGTGGTCGTGCCGAGAACAGAAGCGACGTCGTCGCCGAGAATCCATGTCGGCCGACCGTCGCCGGATGATCCCGGAATCTGGATCGTCAGGCACGCGGTGCTGATGGCCGTGGCGTCCAGGAGCAACTCCCCGGCCGGAGCCCCGGAGCCCGGGGTGTCCGCAGCGATCAGGCTGAACGCCATGCTGCCGAACCGCCCGAGCCTCTCGGCTCGGGGGATCAGCCCGTCCGGCCACCGGTAGCCGGTGAGCTCCGCCGACTCCACCAAGACGACGAACAAGCTCGTCGAGCCAGCGGGCGGGGTGAGGAGCAAGCGGTTCACACCGCCGTACTCCCGGAACTCCTTGACCGGTGTCGGCGTCAGCGCCGACACGTCGCCGCCGCGATAGAGAAGGTTCATCGAGGTAGAAGAGGAAGCTCCTCTCACCTGCCAGACCACGTCATCGGGGCGGCCGTCCCACGGCCACACGACGACAGAGATCCAGGCCCCCATCGCGAGCTGGTGCGCCTGGTCGACGCGCCCGGCCGGAGAGACGAGCTGGGGCCGCTGGTCGGAGGCGCCGACCGACACCACGAGGTCCCCGACCCGAGCCCCGGCGGGCACGGGCAGAGCGATGTAGTCCTGGGCGCCGTACAGGCCCGAGGCGGCGCCGGAGTGCTGGGGGTAGGGGACCGGGTCCGGAGGCCGGGTCCGCCACGCGTCGCCGTCGAAGTACCGCACCGTGGTCGTGGTGGTCCACTGCTTGCCGTCCCAGACCCGCGGCGTGCCCGCCGCCCAGCGCGAGCCGTCCCACACCATCGAGGTGACGTCACGTGCCATAGCTCACCCACACGTCACCAACACGCGGAGAAGCAGGTGGAGTTGGCCCGGAGAAGACCCTGGCTCCGCCGATGTTCGGCGCCGAGATTGCCCCGGCTGCCTCGATGCGGCCGTCACTTCGCACCCGGAGGACGGCGGGTTCGGTCCCGGCCCGGCCACGGGACACCAGCAGCGCCGTGCCGTCCGCGGGCACCCCCTCGTACTGCCCGACCGCCAGGGGGACGTACGGCCCGACGGGGTCAACGACGACCGCGCCGGAGTTCTTGATCCTCGTGAACTCGTCGAACCCGCCGGGCGTCTTCGCGCTTGTGGTGAGCCGTGCGGCGTTGCCGACCGTATCGGCGCCGTCGACAGCGTCCGGTACGCGGACCTCGATCCACGTCCGCCCACGCTCCGAGGTGACCTGTCCACCACGCCGGGGCACATAGTTGGTGAGCTGCTGATCTGTGTAGAGCATCGAATTGTGGGGGTCCAACGCCTCCTGATGGGCCTTGAGCCGCTCGCCGATCGAGTTGGACACGAGCTTCATCCGGCCGACACCAAAATCAACCCACAGGGATTCGGCACCGTTCGCCGGGCCCCAAAAAAGTGGGATGATGCCGCGCTCGTCGGCGACGATCTGAGTAATCGGTGTCCCGTTAATGTCCACCAGGTCTACGACCTGGGTGGCACTCTGTTCCTTGCTCGTCCACGCGGTACCGACAGCGGCCGGTACACGAACACCGGCTTCGTTTTCGGCGACGTCAGCCGGCGTGCCCCCGAACAGATTCCGGTCTGCCATACGACCCCCTTTCTAGAGTGTGTCGGCTTCGTACGTGCCGGAGAAGACGATCGAGGACCGGCGCGGGACCACGAGTAGGTAGTCGAGCCCCTCGCGGAGACGGTTCGCGTTCGGGTGCAGGATTTTCACGACGTTGGTGCGGTTGTTCATCCACGACATGCCAGTCAACGAAAGGAAGTTCGGCAACCCGGCGTCATAGCCGCCGTTGATCATGTAGCCCTGGAAAGACTGCCCAATAGCCGGAGTCGGGTTCACCGGGAGGGTAAAAGAGACCGCGCCTTCGCCGGTGCCCTTGATATCTGAGTCGGTTTGGTTGTTGATGTCGACTGCGAAGGAGACCGTGTTGGGGGCGATCCATCGCCAGATGCCGCGGTATTGAATCCCGCTCGGGAGTTTCCCGGTGTTGACCAACTTCGGTTCGTATGTGCGGGGCTTTCCCAGGTGCCGGGTGACCATGTACCCGTCCCGACCAACGAACCCTTCGTTCTGGGTGTCGTTGCTGTCGCTGTCGAGGTCGTAGACCAGGGTGCCCATCGGGTGATAGTCCGCCGTCTGCCGCGTATTCCACGGCGACGCGATCGCCTGCGGCATGTCGTACGGGGCAACCGAATCCACGACGAGCGCGCCGTCTTTCGCGGGGACAAGCACTTCGTGGAGGACCATTTCCCAGATCTGGCCCGGGGACCGCCGCGGGCGCGGCGCAACAGGCGCCTTCGAAGGCTGACCCTTCACCACCGCCACATTCACTGAACCCTTGGACACGTCGACGCGCACGACGACCGTGTCACGGCGCGGATTCTCGGTGGGGTTGGATTCGATGCCCACGGTCAGAGTGGAGTCCAGGCGGTAGAAGAACCCGCCGACCCACGCAGCCCCCGGCTTCAGCTCGACCGTACGGCCGTTGACCACAGTCGCAGCAAACGGCATTCCACCGTTCTGATAGCTGTAGTTGGTTAGCTTGAAGTCGACGCGGTCCCCGCCCCACAGTTTCGCCATGTCCTGCCAGTCAACCTGAGAGACCGCAGCCTGACCGCCCGAGCTGTTCGACTGCCCAAACGGGAAACTCTTTTCGGGCAATTACATCCTCGCTTCCAGCTTGCGGAGCTTCTCCCGCATCTCCGACACCTGCCTGTACAAATTCAGGGGCTCTCCCGTGCCTTGCTCGCCGATCTTCGGCGTCACATCCGTACGCCCGCCGTCGTCGACAGAAATCGAAACTTCGCGCACTACGTCTGAGTGCTCCTCGCCGTCCGCAGCGACAGTGACGACATCGCCGACGCGATAGTCGCGGCCGTAGCGGATCTGTTCCGTGTCGATGGGGTAGATCTGGAAGTGGCCGTTCTTCTCGCCGTCCTTGAGCGCCTTCTTGGCTGCGTCCTCCGCAGCCTGAACGAAGTGCGCCAGAGCAACCGGCTTCGCCTTCTCGACGGCCCCGGGCAGAGCCCTCTTTGCTTTCTCCTCGACGGCCTTCATGGCCGTCAACTCTGCCTCCGCCCGCTTCTTCTCCTCGTCGTTCCTGGCTTCCTCGACCTTCTTCTCGGCGTCGGCAACCCGTTTCGCAGCGTCGGCCACCACGGTCTTCGCCGCGGCAAGTTCCGGCGTCCACTCCTTTCCGTCCGGGCCCGCACCAATGTCCTCGACGCCATCAGACCCGGCCTTGGTGACCAGCACGGGCTTACCATCGCTTCCGGTCTTCAGAGGGATGTCCCGGCGGTCGACGAGAACCTCGCGCCTCACCCCCCATTCGGCTTCGCCGTCGGAGTCGATGCGCTGGATCAGGTAGCGGTCGGATCCCTCGCCCTGACATGCAACGATCGCCCGCGTCACCGTCGGCGCTTTGAGCTGCCATGTGAACTGCTTCAGGTTCCCGAGGTCGGTCGAGAACCTGACCTGTTTGGACAGGTCGCGGCACTCGTACACCTGAAACTCGACCCGGCGGGAAACAGGACTCCACACGAACCGGTAGCCGAACTGCTTGTCCTTCAGCCACTCCTCAAACTTCGCGCCCAAGCTGTCGAATCGCAGCGTGTCTTTGACCCCCGGCCCGGCCGTCGATCCGGGGCCCACTGCAAGCCCGTCGACACGACGATCAGGCAGAGCACGGGCCCCCATCGCCATATCAACCTCGGACCAGACGACCTGTCCGACGGGCCCGGCTACGGGCCTGTTGTCCGTCCCGCTGTAGAGCTGCTCGACCGGGAGGGGTCGGCCGGCTTCGGTGACGGCCGGAAACGCGAGAAAGCCGTAGAGGAGATCGTCATCGGATTTCCCGCCGACGAACACAGACCCTTGGGCGGTGTGCTGATCATTGGTCCAGTACCGCTCGAAAGCGTCGATCTGACCACTGAACACCGGGTCGGCGACGCCGTCCTGATAGACGACGATCCCCCGCCCCTTTTGCAGCAACTCCGCTTGCGTAGTGCCGGACTTCACGAGCAACTGCCATGTGCCCGGCTGGTTGAAGCGGATCACCAAATCCAGCTTGATCCACGTGTCGATCTCGCCGACGATTCGGCGTTCGCCGCCCTGCGGCACGTCCCGCACAAAGACGCGGTAACCCACAAGCCTCCTAATAGGTCTCGTAGCGCGGCTGAAAAGACAGCCGGAGCGAAGCGTCACTGCCGCCGGGTGCCATCTCGACGGCGATACGCGACCGGCCCGCCGGGAGCGGCCACAGCGCCGGATTCTGGGCCAACTGGGGCCAGTAGTTCACGCCCTGATCGTCCTTGAGGGACTTGTATCCGGGTCGGGTGTCGACCGTGAGTATCCGCCCCGCCGGAACCACATCCGAGCCCGTGGCCGGAATCCCGAAGGACGAGCCAGCCTGGGTGAACCGGAATCCCCGGACCGGGCCGCGGAGTTCCCAAACGGGCCACGCCTCGACGTCACCGGGATTGGTTACCGAGAGGTCGGGGGTGGAGACCAGACCGCGCTCCAGGTGGAGCGGCAGGAAGGCGCCTCCGGTCGACAGGAACGGCGCTCCGGCGCCGAACTTCCATTCCGCGACCTGCATGCGGTCCGAGTAGAACCACGGGTCATGGGCGGTGAACTGGAGCCCGTACCGGGCCCACCTGAACCCCGACCTATCCTCTCCCTCATCCCCCTCGAAACCACCCTTGTACCGGCAATACAGGTAGCGGGGACGGGAATCCGCCTCCATGAACGTGAGCACACAGAACCCGTTCTTCGGGTTGAGCGTGCTCACCAACTTGCGTTTCAGTCCGAGGAGTGTCCTGCGGTCGATGCCGTACAGGAAGAGCGGGATCATGATCTCGCGCTGAGCCACCCGGGCGGAACGGAAAATCGACCCGTCCAAATTGGGGGACGCGTCGGCGTGGAGTTCGACGGGGGGCATGTCCAGGCCCTGAGCACCAGCCTGCATCATGATCCCCGGCCAGTCTTTACCCTGAGACCCGGTGAGGGGAATCTCTTCGCCCTGGCCGTCGCTCCCGCGGATCGACACGTAGGTGTGTCCCCACTCGACGGGGAGGGGCGGTTGCGGCCGGGGCTGAACCGGCCGCTCTAGCACCTGGTGTTCTGTTGCCGGGATCGGAATCCGGCATCACCCCCTCACCCTCGTGCTGCTGGTTACTGGTTGATGGCGCGGGCGATACCCAGCGCCAGCGCCAGTGAACGACTCTCCGGCATGTTCCCCTCCCTGTCCTTCGCCGCCTCGGACACGTTCGCGATGTAGGTCAGGAGATCCCCGATCGCCGCCCCCAGCTCGTAGTCACCCAGGTAGGCAGACACCCGCCGAGAGGCAATATGCAGCTCCCCCAGCAGTAGATGAACGTCCTCGTGCCGCTTCGCGACCTCGTCGCGTTCCGATGTCTCCATACATGCTCCTTCTCTAGTAGCCCGCCATGACTTCCGCCGCGCGCATCGCACGCAGAACAGCAGCCTCTGTGTTCTCCGACTTGGCCTCATGGATGTGAATCTCGTACCGTCGACCGCCAACCAGGCGCTCGGTATCGCGGTCGTTGTAGACCCGCTCACCACCCCGGAAATTCACCAGCTCCGGACCATGCTCACCAACCATCGCGAGCCCGGCCGTCGCCGACTGCGTCCCCGTCCAGTAGCCCGAGGTCCCGCCGAGCGCCCGACGCCACCCCGAGCCGTACGCGTCGATCGCGTAGTTGAGCCCGGCGTAGACGGAGGCGTACGGGTCGTACTGACCCCGGGCGCGGTACGGCCCCGCGTAGGCGGCGAAGGTCGACCCGATCACCTGCATGAGGCCCTTCGACGGGTCGCCCGCGGCGGCGTTGGAGTCCCAGTTGTTGACCGCGTTCGGGTCACCACCCGACTCCACGTCGATCCGGTGCAGCACCAGGCCCACGTCGCCGAGACCGATTCCACCGCGGCCTCCAAGCTCCCGAATGACCTGCTCGACGAGGGAGCGCCAGCGGGCCACCGGCCCGCCCTGACCCGTCGCGTACTCGCCGACACCCTGACTCAGCCGGGCGAGCGAGCCCGGCCACGGATTGAGGATCGGGCCACCAGTACCAGGGGCACGACCTGTAGGTCGGAGTGCGCCGTCGGCGCGATTGCCGTAGCCGAGCTGGCGGCGGATGGACCTGCTCTCGTTGCCGCCGACGGTTTCGAGCTGCTCGCCCTGGCGGCCCGTGGCGATATCGATGTGACCCCAGTCGCCGGGGCCGTAGCCCCGGTACACCATGAGGTCACCGGCACGGGCCTGCGACGTCGGCACCATGGGCATGTGCTCGACCCATGTGGCCACCGCGGGCCACCTGTTGCCCGGCGTGCCCGTCGGCGAGCCGCCGTACGAACCGGTCGCCGACGCGTGGTCGACAATCCAGCTCACGAAGTCCGCGCACCAGCTCTCGTAGTCAGAGCTCCCGATGTACTTCGCGCCCGACATGTCGCCAGACTTGGCTTCCTGGAGGGCGAGTTGGGCCACCAGGCCGCCACCGCCGCCGGTGTGCTCGTCCGCCCATTTGCCCCAGGCGGTTGCCCAGGGGCGTGCCTTCTCGAAGGCGCTGGCGTTGAGCCGACCTGCCATGCCGAAGCTGTCAGCGATGTTCTTCAAGCTGGGGGCAACGATGGCTTCCCAGCCCTTACCGATCGCCTCCTCATAGCCGCGGTAGTCGTCGTCCTGGTGCTGGCGGACCCACGCTCCGCCGTCGCCGACGATGCCGCCGCGGGCGTACAGATTCCCGCCCTTGCGGGCCAGATCGTTCCAGCGGTAGATCGTGTCCGTGCCGAGCCAGCGCACGACCTCGGGACGGACGATGCCCTCACCCCGGGAGAGCAGGGCCGGGACGTCGTCGACGCCCGGCGCATACCCGGGGACCACGCCACCCGTACTGAAACGGACCGGGTGAAGAGGGGCCTCCGCCCCGGCGAGTTTCGCCATTTCCGAGAGCATCGGCACGGCCCCGGAGTTGTACGGGCCGGTGGCCGTGCTCCTGGTCGCGGTGTCGACGTAGCCCATGGCCGTACGCCACACACTCTGAATCCGGGCAGCCGTCAGCTCGAAGAAGGCCCGGAGATTTCCCAGGCCGGACCGCAGCCGGCCGAACTGGTCGAGATTGCTCGCCGTCGACGACGCCACCTGATCCTGCACCGTGCGCCACACGGTCTGGTGGACGGCGACGAAGGCGCGCTCCGCCCCGGTGAGCGGACCGGTCAGGTGTTGTGCCCAGCGGTCCTGAGCGGGGACGATCTGGCCGTCGACAGCATCACGGACCTGTGCAGTGATGTCTGCCCACGCGACAGCGGTCGCCGCCTGGTGGGACTGCACGGCCGCCGTCAGCTCTGCAAGCGCAGTTTCGATCCGGGCCACGGCAGCCTCGACGCCCGCAGCGTCGGGCAGGGACGTGACCACGTGCACCTGCTCGGAGCCCTGCCCGTAGCTGCGGGGCGGAAGTATCCCGCCGTCCGCCGCGCTGTTGAGGCCGCGGACGGCGCTGTGCCCGAGGGCCCGCACCGCCCGAGGAGTAAGCACTGCCTCGCCCGGCGAGAGCAGGGCAGGAACGCGGTCGTTGCCGGGCGAGTAGCCCGGCACAATACCCCCGCGAGCGAATCGGAATAGGCCCTCGGTGTTGGGCATGGATTCGCGGGCACGCTCGAAAAAGTTGTCCCAGACCTCACGGGCGTACTCGCTCGGATTCCCTACGATCTGCTCGTAGGCGTCGAACATGCCCTTGACGGTGTCGATCTCGCCCTGAAAAAGGTCCTTCAGGGTCGCTATCGACTCGTCAAGAACCTTCTTCGGGTCGGTGATCAGGTCTTTCCCGAGCTGCCCGAGACCCTTGACCATGCCCGCGATGCCGCCGAACAAGTCCTTGATCATCTGGAGGAGCTTGGTCGGGCTCAACAGGTCCGTGGTGAACTTCGTACCACGCTGGACGACGTTCCCCGAACCCTTCCAGACGTCATCCCAGAAAAGCTGTCCGGCGGTCGGGGCGACCGCACCAGCAGCAACACCCAGAACCTGACCCACACCTGTCGGTGTGACACGAAGGAACTCCGGCAGCCGGTTGAAAACGAACCCGCGAAGATTCTCCACGCGGTTGTTGGCTGCATGCCCGGAGAAGTCACCGGCAACCCGCGAACCCCAACGCCGAACATTCGATCCGGTCTCGCCGCCGATGCCGTCACCGGCCCGGCCCATACGAATGCCGGACGTGAAAGTGTTCAGGACGGGTGAGAAGTCGATGCCGTTTTGCAGCTCATCCAGGATCGAGAACGGCCAGCCCCGGCCGCCGCTGCCACGACGCCCGGCAACACCACCCCGAGCGAAACGCGGGATGTGTCCGCGGGCCGCCGCGGCATTCCAGGCGTCGATGGTTCCAACACCGAGACGAGCCGCCACCTCCGGGCGCAGAATCGCTTCGCCCGGAGAAAGCATGGCAGGGATAGAGTCGACACCGGGGGCATACCCGGGAAGGACACCGCCCAGAGCTTTCTTCTTGCGACCCTTCTTCTTGCCCTCGTCGTCGTCACCGCTACCACCGCGGCCACCGCCGCCAGTCATCCGGTTGATATCCCCGATGTGACCGCCCAGGCGGTCACCCTCGTCCGCCGCATTCTTCAACGCAGTCTTCAGCGAGTTGACAGAGGAAGTAGCCTTCGACACCCGCCGATTGCCGACAGAGATCAACCGCTCGTTGACCGTCTTCAGCTTGTCCGCGACAGCAGATGCCGCAGAGTGGAGGGAGTTACCTCCGCCCTTCAGATTGTTCCGGAGGGTGCTGACCGACGTCTTGTTGAGGGCGCGTACGCGCTCGACGACTTCTTGGACAGCGGAACGGAGCCCCTCGGTAGCCGGCTTGCTCAGCTCGAATTCTCGCCGGAGCCCCCCGAGCTCCTTCCCGTTCAGGGTGCCGACAGCCGACGTGACATCCTTGACCCGCTTCTCAGCGGTCTCCGCCCGCTGGGACAGATAGGCGAATTCCTGCCGGACCGTGCCGGTGCTCGTCCTCTTGTCGAGATCCCGCATCGCGGAGGCAGCCGCATCGATCTTCTGCCGCGCGTCCTGCGCCGCCGCCGCAACACTCTGACCAGCAACGTTCGTGCCACTCAGACCACTAGCGGTCGGGTGCAGGGAGACGTTGTTGACCTCACGGAGCTGCCGTTGCAGGCCCTGAATCTTCTCGTCTAGCTCTCTGAGTTCCCGCTGAGCCCGGGAGGTGTTGACACGGATTTCGTTTTCCCGGCGGTCTGTGCCTCGGATGCGATCCCATGTGCGCTGCCGGGCATTCCGGGTATCACCATCATGGAAATCTGCGCGCTTGGCACGGTAGCCGTCCCAGTATCCGAGCCCCGATATCTTGGAGCCTGCGGCGTACCAGTGCTGTCGAACCATCCGCTGAGCAGGGTCAACAACGCCCCGCGCAACCTTGAGGCCAGGGCTCGCCAGTTTCAGGAGCTTGCCCGTGACCTTGGTCAGCAGGCCGAATCCGATGAGGAATGGGGCTGCGAGGGCAGCGAACTTCGCTATCGTCAAAAGGGCGTCACGCAAGCCCTTATGTTTCGACAGGTAGTTCACGGCGGACTTGATCCAGCCCGTCAACTTCGTCAGGACGTCGAAGAACTCTTCAAGGAGCTTTTCGGCATGAGGCAGAAGCTTATTGCCCATCGACTTCGCGTCGTTGAGCATTCCGCCCTTGTAGTCGTAGACGACATCGCCATTGTGGTCCTTGACGATCTTGCCGTCGTCGTCTCTTTGGGCGACCTTCCGGCCCATAATCTTCTCGCCGAGACCAGTGTATTCGAACCGGCCGTCCTTGCCCTCCTTCATGAAGAGGGACTGAAGCTTGACCTGGCCGGACTCCTTCATCTGACCAATACGGCCAGAGATCGTGGAACCCGCCATCCGGGCCGCAGAACCCTTGATGCCATTGCTCTTGTCGTCCCACCGCTCCAACAGCGCGTCGACAAGTTTCGTGCCCTGGACACCACCCGTGTGCTTGGCGTCCTGCATGAACTCATACATGAACGCGGAGGCGTCTTTGCGCTGCCCCTTGTTGTCCGTACCGTCATGGAAGCCGAGCAGCAGGGCAAGATCCTGAGCGGGCATGTTCACGGCCCGCTCAAACTGCTTCATGTTCCGCATGGGCACGCGGCCCATGTCCATCATGACTTCCATGGCATACATGCCCTGGGAGACCAGATTCGGGTCCATGGTGCCGCCATAGGCGGCACTGTCGCCGATCATCTCAACGACGTCGGCGGCCTTCTTGGAAACCCGTGCCGAGCCCTTTTTCCGCCGTGCAGGGTCATTCGACCGGTAATCCGCGTCGTGGGAACCGATCGCCCGCGCATACCGGGTTCCATACTTCTGCATGTCTTGCAGTGAGTACGGGGTAGCGATGGCGTACCGCTGCATCTCCTTGAGCATGCCGGTCACGTCCTGGACCTGCATGCCCATACCGCGCAGACCAGCCTGAGCCTGCATCATCGAGTCCGCGGACTTCACGCCCACGGTGGTGAGGGCGGCAGCCAAAAGCCCCAGCGGAGCAACCAGGCCGTGCATGATGGCCCGGCCGGTCTCCTGCACATGGGTCCCGAACGTCGCGAGTTTCCCGGTGGCCTTGTCGAAACCGGCGTTGAACCGCTTCAGGAAAGAATCGGTTGTACGGTCCATCGAGGTGACAGAGCGCCGGTACTCACCGATCCGCTGCTGGAACTCCCGCCGCTGCAACTGGGCTTCGGCGAGCTGCTCGCGGAGGTCGGCCCGGCGGACCTGAGCCGCGGCACGGTACGCCGCCGTTGCTTCCCGGGCCGCCAGTTGGGCAGCCGCCGCGATCTCCCGGGCAATCTGGCGTTCGGCCTGGAGCCGGAGCACGCCCATCCGCTGGGCTTCTGCCTGAGCCTGCCGCTCCAGCCGCGCCGTCTCCGCGATCTCCACGCGCTTCCGGCGTTCGTTCTCCCGGTGCGCCGCGTAATAGGCCCGCATGTAAGCGTCGCGCTCGCGCTGCTGACGGTCCTGCTCACGGTGGATCTCCCGATCCATCCGAGCGGAGTCTTCAAGGACCCGGCGCTTCTCGGCTTCGGCACGCCGCACCGCCTGAACCTGAGACGACGCCCCCGCCTCGGCGGCCTTTGTCTTCTCCGCCTCCGTCTGCCGGTACGCGGCAAGATCCGCTTTGTACTGCGCCAACATGCTCTTGGCCCGGCGCTTCGCCGTACGGTCCTGCTCGGCGGCCAGCTCCGTGTCAGCGCGGGCCATGCCCTCCACCGACTGCTGATGAGCCCGCAGCGCCTGCCTGGCGTCACGTGACAAACCGCGGGTCTGCGCCTCGGACGCCTCCAGAGCAGCACGCGCCCGCGCCGCGACCTGCGCCCCGTGCGTCCGAGTGATCTCCTGCTCGATCCGGGCGAGACGCTGCTCTTCGGTCTCCTTGACCTTCTGGCGCTCGCGCGACCCCTTGGCGGACTCCGCCGTGACGGTCCGCTGCGCCTTCGCCGCCTCAGCGGCGATCTCCCGCTGGAGCCCGGCGAGACCCTGAGCCACACCGGCCCCGAGGACCCGGCCGGCCTCGACCCCGACCTTGGCCATCCTTTTCACGAGCTGGGTGCTCAGGCGCCCCACGGCCTCCTGGTCCATCGACGGCTCGACGAGGATGTAACCAGTGCCGATTTTGATGGAGCCGCGGGCGCCCGCCATATGGCCTCCTAAAGGTCGTTCATTTGCGTGAGGAAGGCCGACAGCTCAGCGCCGGAAGCGAAGTCGTGCTGCGGCGGCTGCGGTTCGGGATGGCCTGGCCGGGGAACCGGCTCCGGCAGCGGCAGGTCATCTGCGCTATCCGAATTCGCCTTGATGAAGAGATAGTTCGACACCTCGACGGCGTCGCTGACGCGGGCGATCAGGTGGTCGGTCACCGACCACTGCGCCGTCTCGTCGACCTCCGCGAGGAACATCGACCGGCCGGGTTTGCGCAGGAGCGCTTGGATGAGGACGTGGACGCGGCGGAGGGAGAGCCGCCTGCGCCACAGGTCCAGGAGATCAACCCCGAAATGCTCAAGCAGATCGGCTTCCAGGGCGTCGCCGTGGTCCCGGATGGCGCAGACGGCGCCGATCAGTTTCCCGAGGAACCGAACCCCGCGGCCTCAAGCACCTTTTCCACGAACACCTCGAACTCCCGGATCGTGGCGCCAGACGCCTTGTACACGTCCCACTGGTCGCCAAGGATCAGCTTGATTGCCTCGATCTCATCCTCGACATCGAGGAGCCCAACGGGCATGTCCTGCGGGATCGGGATCACGTACTCGATACCGTCATGCCAAAACGCGTTGGGCCGCTCGGTGGCCTCCGCCCGCTTCGCAGCGGCGGGAGCAGCGGGCTTTCGGGCGGCGGTCTTACGGGCCTGGGGCTTACGCGAGGTCATGGGTACTCCAAATAGGTGTGAGGGCATGAAAAAAGCCCCCCATCGAGGGGGCTGTGAGAAGTGGCGGGGCAGGGCCACGCGTGCGATGTTGCTAGAGGGGAGCAAGCCTCAATGTGAGGAGTGGCGGTCATGGCCAAGAACAAGAACAGGCAGCAAAACCGACAGCAGGATAGGGCCAGCGCGGCAGAGCGAGGCCAGGAGCAAGCTAAGTCCTCCGACCTCGAATCCCAGGCCATGCCTCAAAGCCAGGCGCAAGGGAGCCCGGCTGACGTGGCCAGGAAGCACCAGCGGAAGTTCGGGCACAACTGATCCCCGCGAGCGGCTTAGTTCTTCGGGGGTTCCTTGGCCGTCACCGTGAGGGAACCCGCCTGCGCCTCGGTGCCAGCAACGGACGCCTTGACGACGTACACGCCGGGCGCCGCGTCCTCGGCGACAGAGATGGTCGAGGAGACGTTTCCTCGGGTGTCGGTCGAGACCTGGGCGGCCGTGACCTTGCCCTGAGACGGGCCGGTGATTGTGACCGTCGCCGGCTTGGACGGGGCGAAATTCTCACCCGTCAGGACGACGCTGCCGCCCTGGACGACGGTGTTGCCGGAGAGGCGAGCCGCCGCCGGGTCCTGAATTCTCGCCCCCGCGTCGTCAAGGTCGTCATTCGTGATGACGTAGCCAAGGCCACCGTTGAAGTCCATGGCGTCAATGGTCAATTCGTACTTGCCTGCTTCAGCCCGCTGGAGCTGGATGGCTCCGCGGTCGGCGACCATGGCACGGGCAACCACCAGGCGGGACTTCACCTTGCCCTGCGACCAGTCGACTACCAGGCTGATTTCCTGAAGTTCCGGCGTCGACTTCAGATCGAGCCGGAAGAGCCCCGGAGTGTCCTTCGACTCAACCCACTCCGTGCCGTAGAAAAGCTCAGTGGTCAGGCGCGTGGTCTCAAGAAAGGTGGCCTTGATTTTCAGGCTGCTTTCCTTGACGACGTAGAGCAAAGCCGTACTGCTCTGCCACCCCTTGACCTGATCGGTACTCACCTCGGGGGTGATCGTGACGCCACCCTCGTCCACAAATCCCATATTCCGGTAGGGCGGGCCAAGCGCGTCCAGCGTCGTTGGCAGCACCGTGCCCGTACCCGGCGCATCATTCGCGCGCGGCGCCGGAGCGATGTACACGGAGCCGTGTGGCGCGAACCGGATCTTCTGCGGATTGCCAGTCTGACTAACTGCCATACAGCCTCCAATAGTTGGGCATCAAAAAGCCCCCAGCGGGGGCGTGAGCGACGAACTGGGTGCTAGTCCGTGGTCCAGGTGATCGAGTCAATGACGGGCGGCCGTGGCGGCACATGCGGCACGGGAGGAGTCCGCACTGGGGGACTCCACTCCGACTCGCTACCAGTCGACTTTGACACCTTGGCCCGGACCTCGAAAATGTCGCCCTCCTCGAAAGGGCGGCCGTACAGCTCTTCCGTGAGCGTGAAAGCCGTTGCGGGCCAGTCCTGGCCCGTGGCGATGACACGTATCCGCCCCTCCGGCGGCGTATCAGGATGGGCGGTTAAATGCGTGACCTCCAGAACGATCTCAGTGCCGGGAACCCCGGCGATGTCCCGGAAGTCGAATTTCATGGCGCTGGGGACGGGCTACTCCTCGATGTAGGTGATGGCGACTTCGCCGCGGTAGCAGTGCTCACGCGAGATGAGATCGGGCAGGTACTTGGGGGTGTCGACGTCGGCGACGTCCAGGACCAGGGCGCCGCCGACGTCGACGCCGGGGAGCCCCTCCAACAGCAGCTCCCGCACCCGGTAGGCGAGACCGGCCGCCCCCTCCCGATCCGGGTGGAGTACCAGGTACTCGACGTCCGCGCGGTCGGCGCGATGCCGGACGATACGGAAGCCGCCGTTGTGCTCCACGTACACCGTGACCTCACCGGGCTCACGCCCCACCAGATCACCAGTGACCGCCCCGGGCCTGAGCGGCAGCCCCCGGCGTAGGTACTCGACGACGAGCGCGACCGGATCAACCGTCATTCGACACGGGCCTTTTGCAGCGCGCCATAGAGGTATTTACGGGGCTTGTGCTCTTTGCCCCACCGGTCGTCATATCCTCGTTCCCAGAGCATCGCGTGCCTCACCCTGCGGTCCTCCTCCGTCACCACCAGGGCGTACCAGCCCTCGGCGTCTTTATCCACCCTGGTATGGATATGGAGCTTGATCCGGTTCCAGTTTTGCTTGGCAATCCGTTTCTTCGGGGGCTTCTGCCGCGGAGCGTCCTTGATGGCGGTGGCGGCGATTTTCTCTGCCTCGGAGAGGACGACGGCCCGCACGGTCGGCGTGCGAAACAGCTCGCGTTCCCACGCGGTGCGGAGTTTCAGTCTGGCATTGCTCAGTGCTGCACCCTCCATGCCCACACCGTCACGTGCTGGAGCCGTCCGGCGCTCCACCGCAGGGGCTCGCCGTCGACCTCATACCAGCGCTCCTCGATGCGTAGCCGGTCGGCGGAGTCGACGCGGGCCGCCCACGGCAGGTAGACCCGTAGCCGCTCCTGGACGGTTTCCCTCTCCGGACTCCGCGCCTTGATGCCGCGGTCCGGCTGCACGCTCCCGCGTCCCGACCACACCAACACCGAGTGGCCCCAGTCCCGTTGCCGGGTATAGGTGCCTTCGGCGAGCGGTGCACGGTGAACTTCGACAGGGTCAGGGAATCTCAGGACCCACCCCGTATCAACGGGATGGTCGAGAGCTTCGGCCGGTAGCGTTTCAGGGCCGACCTGGCGGCCGGCGAGAGCTGCTGAGAAACCGCCGCCGTCCCGAACTGCACCTCAACCTCGCCGACCCTTTCGGAGACGATGCCGGGCGACATCGCAAGCCAGCGGATGACCTCGGCGCACAGCACGGCCCGGATCGCGGGGAGGTCAGGGTTGTAGCGGCTGCCGCAGTAGTCGGCGACGAGTGCCGAGGCGTCCGTGATGAACGCTTCCACCCTCGGCTTCTCCGCGTCCTCGAAGGCCCGGCCCATCCGGATTTCGATGTCCGTCACAGTGACCGGCACGAGCAGCCTCCTACGAGCCGGACGGCGCAGACTTCTCCGTGATGGAGATCTTCAGACCGCGCACGAAGGATTCACCGATGCCGACACCACGAACTGAATAGTCGGGGTCTTCCTTGACCGTCGACAGGCCATACATCGTGTCGAGGCCGATCGTGTCCGCCTTCTTCGCATAGTCGTAATCGATCAGCATCCGGGTAGCGATTCCGTTGATGTCCTGGATACTGCCGTTGACGGCGCCCATCGGAATTGCGGGGCACGCCGAAACCAGAATCATGGCGGACTTGTGGAAGAGATACGCCTCAAGGCCAAAGCTGTTGTGGATCACGATGTCGAAGCCGTAGATGCGGCCGACGATCGCCCGCCGGAGAGCGTTCGTGTCACCGCTGTAGTCGACGGCCACGAATTCCGGGTCCTTCAGCAGGATCGCTTCAAGCTCAGGACCGGCGATCAAGTAGCGTTCACTCGCCGGGACGTTCGCGAGGTTCATGGCCATGCGGGCATCGACGAGGGCGGTCCGCAGCCCCAGGGCGCGAGCCTTCATGTTGTCGGCGGTGCCGTCCGCGGCAGGGATCGTGACCTCGACGTCGCCGCCAACGGCCTTCTTCTGTGCGGCAGTCAGGCCAGAACGGGTAATGCTCGACTTGATGTATGCCGCGGTCGTGTCGTCGAAATACTCGGCAAATCCGCGGGTCAGCTTCGTAAGCACCTGTGAGCCGAACTCGCGGATATCGAAGGCCACCTGCTCCATAGAGAGCGTGGTGGCGTTCTGCGCCAGCGTCGACAGCTGGACGGGAAACCGGGACTCGCGGATGAAGCCCTGCGGCGCGAGCCGCGGATCTGTCGGCAGCGGGCGGTCCGAGGACGCGGCAAGCCGGTCCTTGTCGCCCTTCACGGGATTCTGGATCGGCGCGGTGATGCCGGATGCCTGGACCGGAATCCCTCGGGACTCGCGGTTGACGTTGATCACGTCACCGAGGCCACCCGTGAAGCTCAGTTCCGAGTACCGGGCGGGAATACCGCCTAGGGTGAGCTGCCGGTCAAGCAGCCCCAGGGCAGCGATGGTGACCTGTTTGGGGTCAAGATTTAGATGGTGAGTGGTCAGAGCCAAGGAAGCGCCTCCAAAAGGTCATGGGAAAGCCCCCCGGGGACGCCGGAGGGCTCAACGAGACGGTGCTCTAGATCTGTTTCTCAGTAGCCGACAAGTTCGTTAGCCTATCGGTCCGAGGACACGTAATTCACAGTCGTGTACTTTCCAGCCGGAAGGCACAATGGTTAAAAGAGATGCTATAGCCATGCCGACGGCTTCTTCACGGTTGTCGGCCCGTCCGTGCCCAAAGATCTGCTCACTGACGGCCCCCAGCTTCGGCCTGATCCAGCACGAGTACGTAGCCGTCCAATCCAGCCTCTTGGCGACGTGGGTGACGGGTTTGTCGGCGGACTGCGAATGGGGGGAGACTGCCTGGGCGCCGACCGTACCGAAGACGGCCGAAGCAACTGCACAGGATACAAGCACAGCAGCGCGCTGGTAGGAACGCATGGGTGCCCCTTCCTCGGCGACCAACCGATTGGTGGTCAGCCAGTGACCGTACAGACCAGGCGGGCCATGACGACAGACCAGATCCGGCCCCCTTTTGCCTTCTTACGTCTCGCGCAGGGCGTTCAGAGGAAGAATTTCCAACGGATCATTTCTAGATGAACCTGCCGCCGGAGATCAGGTCCGCCAGCTCGTCCGGGTCCATGCTCGTGACGGCGCCACGGCCACCACGGTGATGCCCAGCCCCCATCAGCTGAGGAACCGCGGGCTCAGGCGGCGTCTGCCGCGCGACGTACGCCGCGATCCGATCAGCGGCCGGACGACCGTCCTCACCCGTGAACGCGGAGAGGTTGAGGAACTCGGGCTCGACGCTCACGCCCGCGGCGGCAGCCTGGGCGCGGACCTCGGCGACAACGAGCTGCGTCGACATCTCCGCGAGGGCCTCGGAGCGGCCGTCCGTACGGGCCTGAGCCAGGGCCTTCTCCCGGTCGGTCATGTGCTCCTGGCGGAGCTTGAGCAGCTCCGCTTCGATGTCCTGGGCGCGCTTCCGCCACATCTCGACCTCCCCGGCCGGCGAAGCCTCGCCAGAATCTCCGACGGGCCGTGCCTCGGGCTCGACAGCGGCCGGTACCGAAGCCTCCTGTGCCTCATCCATGTACTCCTCCTACTTGGTCTCGTTGATCTTTCGGGCCGCGTTCCCGGAATTGCCCTGCGGCGGCTTCGACGCCATCCGGGCAGCCTTCGCCTCACTCGGCGCGTTCGCTCCGCCGGGGGCGGCCTGGACCGGCTGAGGCATCAATGCCTGAACCTCCGCAGCAGCCTTCGCGTCCGCCTTCCGCATCTCACGGAACGTGGAGATCTGCGAGGGCGAATACCCCGCATCGGACCACAACTGTTCCTCGGGAACATTAAGTTGCTTCAACTTCAGCAAGGCGTCGATGTGTTGGGCTTCTGTCCGGTACTCAGGGTCACGCCAAACGGTCTCCATGGACCACGCATCGGCGCGCTTGTCGCCCTTGAAGGCGAAACACAGGCGGATGACTGCTTCCCAGGCTTCGCCGAAGTACAGCATGCGTTCACGGACCTTGGCGACTAGTCCGGCCTCGGCGCTGATAATACTTTCCCCTGAAGGGGGATTTCCTCCGTTGACCAGGAAGTAGTGGCTCGGGGTACGGGATATGGAGCTCATGTGCTGGACCAGGAGATTGACCAGATCGGCGTAGTTGCTGAGGCTGGCGGCTTCGAACTGGCCGAACCTGGCGGCAGGGTCTTCTGCCTGCAAGAGTTTGTCGACCGCGACCTTGAAGGGCTCGATCGGGCGGCCGTCCGCGTCTTCCTGGATCTCCAGGCCACTCACGTATCTTTGGGGCCAGGCTGCGAACTCTGACGCCGTGAGCGCATCACTGACGGTCTTGTTGATCGCGTCCTGGAGGGGAATCACGTTGGCGAGATCCGAGTACGGGTCACCGCTGATTCTCGACCGGTTATGGAACGGGACGACGGGCACCTTGCCGATCGGGTTCCGGGACCTCGTCCCCTGCTCCCACTCGGTACGGCCGCGGGTCACCTCGTAGACGTAGTCCTCAGTCCACAGCGTCACCCACTGCCGACCCCAGTCATCTACGAAAAACCGGGCCGCCGCCTCCAACTCCGAACGGCTACCCGGCTTGTACTGGACCACCATTTCTTCGGCGGAGACCGGCTGGATAGCGGGTTCGCCGTCCTTGCCGGGCCACACGAGCACGTAGGCCCGCACCTGAACCATCGCATCCAGGTGCACGGCCGTCGACAACGCATCCATGCTCCCGCGCTGCCAAAACTCCCTGGCATCCTTGTCGACACCGGGCGTCTCGGGTATTCGGAAACCGGAGACCGCCATACGCTCCGTCGCACTGTCGACGATCAGGCCACAGAAATTGTCACGCCATTTTTCGAAGACCTCGCGGAACTCAGCTTTGAAGCGGGCCTGCGAGAAGGCAAGCCGCTGATGCTCGCCCTCGTAATACTCGGCGTACCGCCGCATCTCCGGGAGGCTGCTGGTCAGCTTCCCGTACAGGTAAGCCAGCCAGTCAACCGGATTCTCCGGGGGCCCAATGGCGGTGTATCCGCCGGGGGGAACAATCAAGGAACCTCCGGAACGTGATCTCGTACTCTGTGCCCGCCCCCGGACTCGAACCGGGACCTCTGCCGACTGGATACGGCGCACCTCTTCCAATTGGGTCAGGCGGGCAAAAGCGAGGGCCTACACGGGCTTGCGACCCCTTTCGGCTCACACCCCCTGGCAGGGGTGCCGGTTACTCATGGGCGGTGCAGCCCCTCGCGCACTGGCCACACGTCGGCCCGACGATCACCCAGTAACCGCCGGATGCACGGCAGCACGGGCCAGCGCAAGGGCAGGCCAGGCCCAACGGCACCGGCCTGCCCAAGATGAAACGTTTCTTCTAAAAACCGATGACGCGGCGGCGCTTGATCTGCATCCGCCCGTCGGCAATCGCGTCCGCCCTCGCCTCCATAGCGAGGACCGCAGCGACGGCATGGTCAATCTTCCGCTTCGACCGCGGAGAGTCTTTGGTGATCAGCAGCCCTTGCGGGACTTCGCGTGTCACGGCATTGAGCACATGCCGGGTGAGCTCGTGCTCACCGACGTGGGCCAGGTCCCCGACGAGAACCGCGGTACGGAACCGCTCGGTTGCCTGCACCATCCGCGTCGGCTTGTTACTCCAAAATTCATAAACCCGGTCGTCGCCGTACTCGATCGACCATCGGCCAATGTTCTCCTGCCACCACGGCGGATCGAAGTAGGACCACTCAACCCGGTACGTGTCGAACGCCCGCTTCACCGCGGCCTCGACTGACAAGACGTCGACTTCCCAGTCGTCCGGGGCATTCTCGGGGCGGAGCCAGGACCCCAGGATGAACAGGCGGGCGTCCCGCAGCCTGATGCCCATGAGCGATGTTCCGTCGCCTCGAACGCTGCCGTCGAAGCCGATGGCGATCTGGTCGCCGGGGCTGACCGGGTCCTCGTTGGGGTCGACGTAGCAAGCGTCCCACTCCGCCTTGTTCATCCAGCCGTCGGAGGACTCCGCGATCTGATTGAAGAAGAACCGGCAATAGGTGCTGTCCGGGGTGGTGCGGTCGTACAGGATCGTCCGCGTCAGGCCATCAATGTCCGCCCAATGCGCGTCCCCGTACGCCTCGACCAGCGCCGCCCTGACCTTCTCCTCATCCCGGATGTCCTCGACCCTGATCGACGCCTCTAGGCAGTCGTACAGCCAGAACCCCTGACTCACCATCTCGGACTCATGGATCTGCTGAGCCACACTGTCCTGAGACGGGTTATAGGCGTTGGTTGTGGTCACCCACCGCGAACCCACTGACGTGGTTTTCTCGATGTTGCGCTTAAGGACTTGGTAGAAATCTGGGCCCCCTGTGGCCCCCACCCACAAATGGACCTCGTCCATCAATACAAACGATGGGCGGTTGCCCTCGTTCGTGGGGGCGCTCGTCGCCTTCGGGACGATCGAGCCAGGCCGGCCGCTCTTGAACTGGATCTTGCTCTTGCCGATGTCCAGCCGGTATTCCCGCTCCGCTGGCGACTCCGAGAGCTGTCCACGGATGAAATCCATGGTCTGCTGCGTCTGGTCGAGCGCCGTGGCGCCGAGCTGCACGAGCGGCAGCGGCACCGACTTCCCGACCGGCAGGCCATACGCGTCCCAGTGGGAAAAGCGACAGGGGCCGATGAACTCCACGATCGCCAGGGCAGCGAGTAGAGGTGTCTTGCCCTAAGCCCCAGCCTTTTGCACGTCGCAACGTACCGGCTGAGTAGACCCACCCCCCATCCGGTTTGACTCGATAAAATTCGAGCACAAACCTGAGCTGCTCCGGGGTGAACTGCCAGGGCTCACCGGCCCGCTCACCGTCAGGGTGGACGATGTACTTGGAGCACCAGCGGATGACGGCATAGCCGAGAGTCTCAGTAGGTTTCGGAACTGCGCTGGGCAGATTGCCAGTTTGGGGCAAGACTTTCTCAACCCCCTTGACAGTCCCGGAAATCCTGCTACGGTCCGACCATGAATTTCCCTGAATTCTCCGAGCGCTGCCCCCGTTGTCACGGCGCCCTACGCGAATTCCCTGAAGACCGAGGGGCGGACTCGCGCACCACCCCCGAACGTGACATCACGATCTGCGGTCGCTGCGGGCAGGACGAAGCCGTTCGCCAACGCGGCGGCGAGACACTCAAGAAGGTCGCCGAGTGGCCCGTACGCGAGCCACGCAAAACGTTGCGCGACCTCGCAACGAGCTAGCCGTTCAGCAGCCGGTACAGCTTTTGATCCACATCCTCCGCGGAGGGCTCTGACGGGTCCTCCGCTTCTTCATGCCCGGACGGGAAGCTGAGCCTCGCACTCGGCGACGCGCACAGCCGCCCTCCAGTCCTCGGCCTCGACCACACGCACCCACCCCGACGTTTCGTCGGTGCCGCCGACGAAAGCCGCGGTGTGAACGCCAGCCAGTACGGCCAGGGCGTCCGCGTCGCCTGACACGTCGCACCTGGTGCCGACGACCGTCCAGCTACGCATCGCCGCCTCCCATGCCGGAGAGCATCTTGAAAAGCTCCGCGTCCAAGTCCGCGGCCGACGGCTTGGCGGGCCCCGCGGGCTCGTCGTTCTCCTCGGACTCGTCGACAGCCATGCGCAGCCGCGCCCGGTCCTCCACCGTCGCGCCCCACTTCCCGACGCGCTGACGGATTTCACCAGCCAGCCGGGTATTCCCGGCGTACAGCTCGTCCACGAGCTTGGTGGTGATCTCCAGCTCCACCCAGTCCGTCTCCAGCCAATGGCGGCTCTGCGGAGACGTCGACCACGTCCGCCAGAACCTTTTCGCCCCCTGAGTCGTGATGCCCAGAGATTTCGGGAGGGCCCGGCCCTCGCCGGCCTGGGCGGTCAACTCGTGCTCACCCAGGGCGTGAGAGACGTTCCGGCGGCGGGCGTTCGGCGACGGCGCAGGGCCTCGACGAGACGGCATGAGCTCGTCACCTCCTGCTGCGGTAGGGTCAGCGCGGCCTGTCATAGCTATGGGGCGACAGGCCACCAGGCCAGGACGAGATGGGGATAGTCCGAGCCGCCATGAGGCCCCGGCATCACGCCGGGGCCTCGCTCATGACCGGACGCTATGCCCGGTCCTCGAAATAGGTCTTCCGCCGGTGACACGACCGGCACAGCACCCACAGATTATCGAGCTCCCACGTGCCCCCACGGGCCACTGGAACGATGTGGTCAACCTCCAAGTCGGCTCGCGCTCCGCAGCGCTGACACGTGAACCTGTCGCGGGCCAGGACGAGAGCACGGCGCCGGTTCCAGTCGCCGGGGCGAGAGGAATTCCGGGCCGACCGCCCCCAGCCCCTTTTCGGCGGGGCGTGCTTTTCGCACCGGCCAGAGCGGACCGTCACGGAAGTACAGCCAACCGTCATGCAAATCGATTTCGCTCGGGGCATCGTGACTCCCTTCCGTGACGTGGTGAGTCGGCGGGGGACGATCCCGCTCTTCCGCCCGACACGCCCCGACGGGGGGCGCTAGGGGCAGCGTGCACACCGCACACCGCGACTCCAGCGAGGAGCGACCCCGCCTTGGACCGTCCCGGGGATCAGCCGGGGCGGTTCGAATGGGGGCCTGGGCCGGATACTGATCTGGCAGCCCAGGCCAAGAAACATTCTGGCCTTGGCCAGAGAAGATCTAAATCTCAAAAAGAGAGATCTATCTAGAGAGCCCCTCAAGGGGGGCTCTCTATAGATAAATAACTAAAAGATCCATTTAGAGATCTAGTTAGTTCTATCTAGAAGATCTAAGAAGAGAAGTTCTCTACACTCTCTCCCCTCCAAGGGGAGAGTAGAGAGTGTTTAGAGTTAGTTATTTATTTAAAAGCTCTTTCTTGTTTGTTCGAGCTCGTTTCACTCGCTCTCACTAGATATGTATGTAGATCGAGGGAGGCTGTGACGGTCCAGGCCGAAAGAGAGACCTAGGTCACACTCTCTGGCCCCGGCGAGAGGGCTCCACCCCGCCCAAGTCGGGCGGATGCAGCAGTTCAGCCCCGGCCCGAGCTTGATCCGAGTGACATCTGGGGGCTAGCCTCGAAGGTGTCCCCCCGCACGCTCTAGGAAGCCGGTCCGCTGATGCGCGAAAGGCAATTGCCCTCTGACTTCGAGTTGAGGCAGGCGCTGCAACTCGGGGCCAGCAACCCCGAACTGGCCGGGGCCGCCGGAGTGTCCGGCGCGGCAGTCTCGTTCCACCGCGGGCGACTCGGCATGCCTTTCCGGCTAATCGCAACCCGCGTCACTCAAACATTTAATGACTCACTGAATGTTTTGACCGGCGGCAGCGGCGAGACGCACCACAACAACTACGTATTCCAGGGTCTCAAGTACTGGATGAGGCTGCGTCTCGGGGACACCGACCTGTCGCCCAGGCAGGAAGAGCAGGCCGATAGGCTTGTCTCCCGACTTCTCCGGAAAAACAAGGTCATCACGTATAACCGGAATAGCGAGCGGGGATTTTCTGTGGTGGACCGTATGCCGGAAGACGGAAATCTCATGGTCCGGTGGCCCGTCGGGGTGCCGCTGCCGGAAGAGGATCTAGTGCGGGCTATGACTCTGCCCGATCCTGGCGAGGACGGGTAAACGGAAAGGGCCCCGGCTTTTCGCCGGGGCCCTTTCGCTTGTCCTGCTGGCCGTACGCGTTACGCGATCCACCTTCCGCGGATTGCCGCGGTGGCGAATCCGGGGCCGAAGGCCAAAGCGAAGGCGCTGCCGTCGCCGGGGGGCTCGCGATGGGTGCGGGCCAGGATGTCCAGAACTGCGTTCCCGCCCTTGTTGCTCCCCTTCAGACTTTCCCAGGAATGCCGCATGGCCTGCGGATCGATCCCGAGGCCCTCGGCTACGTCGGTGAGGATGCGGGAGCTGCCCGGGTGGATGATCGGCACGTCGGGTACCCAGCCGTCTGTCCACTGCTTGAGGTACGGCATGACGTCCCGCGTCGCAAGCAGCGCCTCTTTTTTGCCGTCGAAGTGAAAGCCGGCGTGGTTAAGGCGGCCGGAATAGTGGCCGATGCTGTCCGGGAGGACGAATTCCCATGTGTCATCGATGCGCAGGCCGGGGCTTAGAGGGGTGTCGGTGACGATGCAGGCGCCCGCGGAATCGCCGAACAAGCCCTTCCAGATCATGGCATCCATGGACGTGTCGCTGTGGTGGTAGACGCTGCTGGGGGTTTCGGGGACGACCACCAGGATCTTGGAGCCGGGCCGGGCCTGTATCAGGTCGTGGGCGCGGATGAGCGACTGCACGCCCCCGGCACAGGCCAAGGTGGTCAGGGCCAGCCGGCGGACGTCCGGCCGCAGCCCGAGCGCCTGCATGAGCCGCACGTCCATATTGGGCACGCCCCACGATGTGGTGTGGGATGTGACGATGCCGTCGATGTCGTGGGGGGTCAGCCCGGCTTCGGCCAGTGCCCTTTCCGCGGCGGTGATGCCCATGGCAAGGGCGTCGAAGAACCCTTGGGGGACGCGGGTTTCGAGCTGCCCCGGAGCTGAGAAGTAGGCCAGGGGTCTCACGAAGCGGCGGGTCTGCACCCCGGTGTTGTTGAGAACGCGCTTAATTATTTTGAGATTCGGGTGGTTGGGGTTGCGCTTGCGTATGTCCTTCCATATCTCCTCGGTGGTGATTTCGTGGTCGGGGAGCGTGATGGTGGGGCAGGTGACGTAGCTGGCAGGCACGGGGGCCCCCTTGTGTGAGGTAGGGATAAATCATCCGGAAGTGCGTCAGGCGGCATGCAGTCGTGATGAATCATTGAGTGACGGCGCCCACAGGCTGGTTGGTGATTGCTGGTCCACCTGGTGGTCGAGCACGACCAGGCGGGACCTCGGCGAGGACAGCGGCTCCGCAATGAGCATGGTGATCCACCCGGGCCCGAGCCTGGCGTGGTGCAGCGGTCGTTGCGCGCCGTCGACGCGAGGGAATTCGTGCGGAGCGCGCCGGTAGACCGGTCCCACGACGGGGTGGGCCAGGGCGTCGCGTTCGATGTCGCGGAGTACCTGATCGCCGGGGGCTGCGGCGAGAGCGGTACGGAACTGGGAGATCACGTGAGGAGCCCAGTACTCCTCCCAGCCTATGAGGATGCGGGTCCTGGCATCCTCGTCAAGGAGCATCCACCTCATTGTGTTTTCAGGAATGACGCCGCTGGGGAAGAGCTCGGCCCACGCCTCGTTGTAGATGACCACATTCCAGGAAGCGTCGTTCACGTAGGCCATGTGCTTCATGCCCTGTACGACGTCGGCCCATGCGGCTGGTATCTCCATCCCGGAGGTGGGATAGAGGGGGTACGGCGGGTCGGTCTCGGTGGCGTACCGCCACAGGACGAACCATTGTTCCTGTGTCAGTTTGAGGATCTTCGCCACGTCGTAGAGCAGGTCTTCGGGGGGGTTGGGGTACTGCCCGGTCTCCAGCCGCTGATACGTCTTGAGGCTCCGGTGCGTCAGCACGTCCATCTGTGCCTGTGTCAGTCCCGGAGTCCGGGGCGCGCGCTCAAGGTTGTGGTCCTCGGGGTTGATCTGCGCCCGGCGCGACCGCAGCAGCCGCCCCAATGCTTTCCGATCCAAGAGTGTCTCCCATAGCACTGATTGGGTGTCAGGTGAAGCTCTTAGACACCACAAATTTTTCGGTGGTAGAGGTGTTGGGCTGCGACCACGGCTAATTGGTCACCGTGGGTGTATGAGGACCGCTTTGACGGCGCCGACTTGCGTGGGCATATAGATCGCGAAAGCGACATCAGCACACATCCCCCCGGATGGTGAGCACCCCCGACACGCGCCAGAGAGTGACTATCTGTAACAACAGGTAAACGCTGGGCGGTGAGCCGCGTATGCCTATGCTGCCTACCCCGCAGCTCGACCGGCCTTGTGAGCTGCGTATTCATAGATAGCATCAAACAGTCGTTCGATGTGCATGGGGTGAGCGAGAGCTCACCTCCTGTCAGCGAGGGGGTAGGAGTGCGGCAACTCGTGGCCAAGAGGGAGCGCGGAGAGCAGCGGACCGCAGGCGGTATGGCGGTACTCAGGAACCTGACAGCGAGTCACCTCGCCGCGTATGCGGAGTGGAGCCGTGACAGCGCTCGGCCGCTCCGCACCCAGTTCTCCCCGTCCCAGCACCCCGAGGCGGACCAGCTCTTCGAGGCCATCCGCACCAGCTCGTTCACCGAGGTCCCGAACCTCCTGCTGATGACCACCGGGGCCTCCCTCTCCAGGATCGAGACCACCGCAGGCCGCTACTACGACGCGGTGGTCACCGACCTGGCCACCACCGATTGCGAAGAGGAGATAGACCACGTGATGACGTCCCACGGGCTGGCTCGCTGGCGGAGCGCCATCGTCAGCATGGCCGCCGCCGACCGTCCCCACCCCCATTTCCCCGGCAGCACCAACATCCGCTACCTGATCATCCATCCGGAGGCCGCCGCGTGAGCGTCGAGAACCAAATCCGTTCCGTAACTCAGCTCTTGCAGTACGACGAGCAGTGTGCTTGGCGGTACTACCTCCAACGCGTCGAAGGGGTGACACCCCGGCCGGCTGCTTGGTCCCACCACGGGACCGCTTTTCACTCCGCGGTCGAGGCTTACGAGAGGTCCGGCCGGACCATGACGGAGGAGGCGGTGGTTCAGCTCTTCGCCGACCAGTACAGCCTCCTCGTCAACGAGGCCCTCGTCGAGGAGCCGGACACCGATCGGTGGCTTGCGGCCGGGTACACCGGCGGCGAGGACATCGAGCGCCGTTACTTCCTGGGAATGGTGCAAGCCGCTCACTACGTGAAGTGGAGGGGGGAGCACCCGGCCAAGACCTGGGTAACCCCCGACGACGAGACGGGGGTGGAGCTCTATTTTGAGGTCGAGCTGGGTGGCGTCGCCGTCCGCGGCTACATAGACCATCTCCTCGTCGATGAGGGCGGGTCTGTGCGGGTGCGGGACTGGAAGACCGGCAGCATGAAAAACCGGTTCCAGCTCCAGACGTACGCCGTCGCCATCCGCAAGCTCTACGACGTCGAGGTCAACCGGGCCGACTGGTACCTCGCGAAGGACGGCCGGTCGTCGCGGCCGGTGAAGTTGGACGAGTCCACCGAGGACATGGTCGCCGAGCGGTTCGCTGCCATGGATGCCGGAGTCAAGCGCGGCGACTTCCCGGCGAACCCTAGCTACTCGTGCCGTTTTTGTGACGTGAGCCACGCGTGTTTTTTTAAAAAGTAACTTGATCCGAGTGACAATGTTAATCTAGCTTTAGATCAAGCCGGACGCCCGCTTAGCGGGCTTGTTTTTGGCCCTCAAACTTAATTCGAGTGACAATGTATTCGCTCAGTCAAAGCATCCAGATGGCCGGGGCCGTAGGCGATCCCCTGCCCAACCCCTTCAAAGGACTCAGTGACCTCGACGTCGAATTCCGGCGCGGGGAACTGTCCGTCATCGCCGCCGCCAGCGGCACCGGAAAATCCCTCTTCGCCCTCAACCTCGCTATCCAATCCAACGTTCCCACCTTGTACTTCTCTGCTGACTCGACCGCGGCAACGCAGCTTGTGCGGGCTACCGCGATCATCACCGGCGAGGACTCGAAAGTCATTAAGTCCCGCCTTCGGCAAGGGGAGTTCGCCGAGTACGAGGCGGCTCTAGCCGAGAGGTGGTGGCTCCGCTTCAACTACTCGGCACGCCCCACCCCGGAAGAAATCGAACTGCATCTCATGGCCTATGAGGAGGTATTCGGAACCGATGTACACCTGGCGGTGATTGACAACATCTCGAACCTCGACACCGGAGGTTCCAACAACACCTCTGAATACACGCAAGCACTCGAAGAGCTCTGCGACTACCTGAACGAAATGGCCAGGGAAGTAGGCGCCCATGTCACCACCACACACCATGTCATCGGCGAATACTCGGACGGAACCAAGCCCATCCCGCAGAGCGGCGTCAAAGGAAAAGTCTCCCGAGTCCCCTCGCTCATCCTGACCATCCATAAAGCTTCCGAAGGGCTCTACACCAAGGTCCTGAACGTCAGCGACGTGAAAAACCGGGACGGCTTCGCCGACGCCAGCGGCGAAACCTACGCCCCGCTCCAGTTCAACACCACCAACATGCAGCTCAGCGACGTGTAAGGAATCAACGATGACCCGACCCGGCTACCGAATCACCATCGAAATCAGCGGCCACGTCCAGGAGCAGGTACCCGAGCTCGACGCCCAGGCAATCGCGGGCCTGGACGCGCAAGAGGTCGTTCCCGTCGTCGAGTTCGAGCCCCGGCGCCGTCTCGGCTTCCGGAGTCTTGCCCGCGACCTGGGGCGCCACCGTGGGCAGGTCGTCTACATCTACCCCGGCCGTGGTGGTAGGCGGTGGGTCGAGCTCAGGGACGCGCAGGACATCGCGGCCGTCGCCACCACAGCGGACGAGCTGGCCAAGGACGCCCAGGACCGTAAGACCGCCGCGCGAGCGGCGCATTGACCCGGAGCGGCTACCGCACGTGCACCCGGTGCTCCCGTCGCCGCGCCGAACGGTTCTTCCGGGGCGCTCGTGGGCGCGTCTGCGCCGACTGCACGAAGAAGGGCCGGAGCCGGGCCGCGCACGAAGCGCGGGTCCAGGCGACCTACGGCCTCCAGGCCGGCGAGTACGACCAGCTTTTCGAGCTCCAGGACCGCCGGTGCGCAATATGCGGCGGCACCAGGCGCCAAAGGCTCAGCGTCGACCACGACCACAAAACGGGGCTGGTCCGGGGGCTCCTCTGCCGCATGTGCAACGGCCGTCTGCTGACGGCGGCACGGGACCGGCCGGAGACCCTGCGGACGGCCGCCACCTATCTCGAAGACCCACCCGCGCAGCGGCACTTGGGGCCGCGCTACTACCGAGGAGACGACACGTCGTGAGCGAGGACAAACCCCCGATCGGCGTCGTACTGAAGGCGTATTTCCCCAAGTGGTACGACCCCGGGGAGCGGGGCACCTGGACGAAATGCCTGTGCCCGTTCCACGAAGACAAAGACGCCTCCGCATCCATCAACTACCGGAAAAACGTCTTCCATTGCCACGCCTGCAACGAGTCCTGGGACAGCTACGAGGTGATCATGAGAGAGGAGGGATTGAGGGACTTTGTGGAGGCTAAGCGAATCGCAGAAACACGATTTGGTCACCGCAGCGATCCGCTACAGCAGCAGCTACCAGGGAAGTCCGGCCGAAGCGCTCATGGTCGACCGCGGCTTGGGCGCGGTGGCGGAACGCCTCGGAGTCGGCTTCGTTTCGGAACCAGCGATCAGCCATGAACGCTACCGCGGACACCTCGCGATTCCGTACCTCCGGCCGGCTGGGGGCATCAACAGCGTCGCGACGATTCGTTTCCGGCGCCTAGGTGACGGCGGAGGCCCCAAATATCTGGGGCTTCCCGGGCACCCGCCGCGGATCTTCAACACGCAGGCCCTCATCAACCCGTCGCCGTATGTGGCCGTCTGTGAGGGCGAGTTGGATGCGATGGCCGCTGAGGCTGCGGGCGTGCCCGCGGTCGGCATCCCCGGCGTCTCCTCCTGGCGCGACCACTTCGACCCTGCCTTTGCGGGCTACGAAACGGTGTTTGTCCTCGGTGACGGAGACGACGCGGGGCGCAAATTCTCCCAGGCCATGAGCGAGCGGCTACCGAACGCCAAGGGCGTCGACTTGGGCGACGGCTACGACGTCAACAAGTTCGTTCAAGAATTCGGCCACGACGCATTCAAGGAAAGGCTAGGACTCTGAAGGCGAAATTCGAGGTCGGCGACCTGGTCAAGGTCCAGGCGCGCGAACACGGCTCCGCGGCCTGGCTCTTCCACGCCAACACCGGAACCATCCGACGAATCTTCAAGCAGACCCGATACCCCTACGAGATCGAATTCCCCTGGGGTGCCCACTTCCTTTTCATGGATGCGGAACTCGTACCCGCCGAGCACGAGACTGCCAGCCAGTCCGTGATTGAACTCCTCGAAGAGGTGAAGGCCGAAATCGAGGCGAGCGGGCTGCGTATCGACATGGCCATAGCCAGCATGAAGGAGGCTGAGGCGGATTGCAGTTGAAGACCATTGTATTCATCAGCGACCTACAGATGCCCTTCCACGACAAGAAAGCGTGGCGGGCCGTCCTCAGCTTTATCAAGGACAGCCAGCCTGACGAGGTCGTGAATATTGGGGATGTGACGGACTATCCGCAGCCGTCGCGCTGGACCAAGGGCACCAAGCGGGAATTCGAGGGCGGCGCACTCAAGGATGCCGCATACACCCGCCGGTACTACTGCACGGAGCTGCGGGCCGTCTATGACGGGCCGTCAAGCCTCATCGGCTCTAACCACGGAGACCGACCGGCCACGTATTTCGCCCGCAACAACCCGGCACTCCTCGACGACGAGCACCCGAACCCGTACACGGAGGACCGCCTACTGCACCTGTCCGACTACGGCATTGACTTCCACCCCGATTTTTACGATTTCGCCCCGGGCTGGACAGCGACCCATGGTCATCTTGGTTTCAGTCTGAGCCGCTATGCCGGAGGGACGGCGGCAGGGATAGCCCGAACGATCGGCAAATCTGTCGTGTGCGGGCACACCCACCGCGCCGGACTGGTCCCCGCCGCCACCGGCTACAACGGCAAGCTCAAGACTTTGATGGGGCTGGAGATCGGCAACCTGATGGACATCAGGAAGGCCAGCTATCTGAAGCATGGCGCCGCGAATTGGCAGCAGGCATTCGGCATCGTCAGGATCGCGGGCAGCCTGGCCTTCCCCGAACTCGTAATGATCAACAACGGAAAGTTTGTGGTTAATGGAGAGCTCTACGGTGCCTGAAAAGGTCGAACTGGACTGGGGGTATCTCGCGGAGCTCGCGGACCGGGTAGCCCGCCACATCGCAGGCCGGTGGCCCATCGTCGAAAAAGACGACGTCAAGCAATCCATCCTCGAACACGCCCTGAACTATCGGCAGACCATCGAAGAGCACTACCAGAAAGAAGACTTCCTGTGGAAGATCTTCCGAAAGGCCGGGATTCAATACGCGGTACAGGAACGGAACTACGCCGACCTCGTAGACGACCAGTATTACTACACGCCCGACGAAGCCAAAGCCGCACTACGGTCCTTCCTCTACACCGATGACGAGCTGGGACAGATGATCGGCAAACACGACGACCTGTTGTCGACGCGCGTCACCGACAGCCTTGTGTCCGCCCGCCTCGACGCCGCAAACGCTCTCAAGAAGCTTGACGAGCGTCAGCAGGCGCTATTGATGACCCGCTACGTGTACGGCCTGCCCGTGACAGAACAGACCGAACGGCAGGCCCTTTCCAGGGCTGTTGTGGCCCTGTCCCAGCGAATGAACTGGTCTCTCCGCACAAAGGCCAACGCGGCGTGATCGACACAACGAAAATCTACCGCCCCGACCAGGCCAGCGACGGCCACAAGCGCATTCAGGTCATCTACGGCACCGAGCCCGACTCGTTGACGAGCGTGACGTTTTGGGACCTGCACGGTGATGTGGCCGAAGTGGACTTGGGACCGCTCGAACTCGCCGCCCTCATCAACATGCTGATCTCAGCTCAGAAGACCACTGTCTAAGCAAAGGAAACCACTTGAACAACCCTGCTTCCCCTTTCCCCGCTTCCGCCCCCTGGGACACCGTCCGGCAGGCCCCGGCGCCTGCTCCGGCGCCCGTCGTCCACCAGGAGCAGCCCCCGGCGTCCGCCCCCACGAACTACGCCCCCGCCCCCGTCGGCCTTCCCGCCGAGTACAAGGTGGGGTCCTCTCTCAAGGCCGGAGCGGGTCACCACGCCGAGTGGATTACCCCGTCCGTCACCGCGACGACGCCGGAGGCCGCTGCCCAGGGAATGGCGGCACTGCTGCGGGCCCTGCACGAGCAGGGCGTCATCGCCACCGTTGCACAGGCGGCGCAGGCAACCCGCGACGCACACCTGGGCGGCAGCACGCCGACCACGCCGGCCGCAGCGCCGCCGCGTTTCGAAGGCGGCCAGGTCGTCCCCGCCGCGGGGGCGGCGCCCCAGGGTGAGCACCAGGGCGACGTCACCTGTGTGCACGGCGCCCGGAATTACCGCACGGGCATTGGCAAGACGGGGCATCCGTACGAGGCGATGTTCTGCCCTACGCATGAGTGCGACCCGGCGTTCAAGCAGCGCAACGGGCGGTTCGTCATCCAGGAACGCCGCTAGGCGGACCGGGCCCGCTAGCCCTTCGTCGAAGTCGTTCTGCTGACAGTGGTGGGCGCCCTGCGGGGCGCCCACCCGAGCCCATGAGGGATACGGGGATGAGAGAAGAGCGGGAAACCTGCGGGAACTGCATGACCCGCGCCGCGACCGGGCGGTCGCGGTGGCTCGGCGTCGACACGCCGCTATGTGACCACTGCTATATGAACTTGGCTGACCTGGGGGAGATCGATGAGTGACACGACCGAAGCTATCTGCCAGTACATAGAGGACTACCTCATGATGCGCGCGGAGCGTGAGGCCGCCTTGAGCGTGTACCAAGACGAGGACGGCAACGTATCGGAAAGCGATCTCCGGGAGTACGACGAGGAGCGCGCCGACGCCGACCGTGAAGCTAGCGAGCTCCTTGACGCCGTGATGGCTGTGCTCCTCCGCGTTGCCGGGGTCGAGCTGCCCGACGGCCAGGAGGGCGACCAGTGAGCGACAACAGCGATTTCGAGAACCTGGTGGAGCGCCTTGAGCAGGAGTACCGAAGGCAGCAGCGGCAGGAGCTCGAAGAGCGGGCCGCCCTCGTGCTCGACGTGGTAAGCCTCACCGGCACCGTGTACACCATGGGCGTGGCCTCGGGGGTGCCCCACGACCTGGCCTTGCCGATGGCAGAGCACTACTGGCTCAGCGAGATGCGATTTCTCGATGTCACGGTAGACGAGCCCGCAGATGACGAAGAGTAGGACGAGGGGCACGCAATGAACACCAAGTTGATGACCGTTGATGAGGTCGCCACCTACCTGGACGTGCCGAAATCCTGGGTGTACGGCAACTGGCAGAGTCAGGGGATTCCGTTCAGGAGGGTGGGGCAGGGGCTGCGGGTCCGCCCGAGCGACCTGGAAAAGTGGCTCGAAGCGCTAGCAGCCTGAGCCGTCGTCGAGCCCGGGGCTCCGGCCCCGGGCTCTTCACCCCTCCGCCGACTCGATACCAATCGAGGCCAGGACACCCCGGGCCTTCGCCGTCAGCTCACCGCCAGCCTTACCCGCCACCGTGGTTAGGTAGCCGTCTCGACGAGCCTGCTTGAGGTGCGCCTTAACTGTTTCAGGGCGTCGGTCGACGAACGCCGCAAGGTCCCGCACGAGAGACTTCGCGCCGCGATCCGCCATGTCTTTGTAGAGCGAGACCAGGACCACCAGGTAAGCCGGGGAAACCCCTTCTCGCTCAAGAAACGTCCGCACCGCAGCGCCCCTGTGGGCGAAGTCGGTCACGCCTTCCTGCGCGGGGGCGCTGGCTTGGGCCTGCTCCGCGGCGGCAGCAGGGTTGATTCCCCGCAAGACCGTCGTTGAGATTCCCCGGGCAACGTCTCCGAGTAGCGCGCCAGTCGCCGCTTCGATGGTCACCCGCTGCGGGCCTCCCGAAATCGGGCCAGCCGGCCACCACATCCGTACGGTCCATGCGCCTTGCTGCTGCACGACCTCTGTGCCGATTCCCTGGTCCGTCATGGTCAACAAGCTACACCACACCCAACCGGCGACCCGGGGTTGACAACCCAGGGTGCGCATAGATCAAACTGACGATAGGTCAGGCAAGGGCCTGGCCGGGAAGGGGAATTACGCGTGGCAACGCGACGCGGTAACGGACTCGGCACCACCCCGGTGAGGGTCAAACGGAGTGGCCGCAGGGACACTTGGGGTGTCCGTACTCCGCTGCATGTGGACCCGAAAACGGGTGAGCAAGTTCGGTACTGGATAGGCCGCGACTACGAGACCAAAACGGCCGCCGCTGAGGCCCTGGCGGCCTGGCTGACGAAGTACAAGGAAGATCCGGAGTCGGTCAGCAGGGCCCCCGGGGGGCGGGCGGCGACGGCCCTTCCCGGAGCGGGAGGGGCCGCGCCCGGGAAGGTGTCGCTTCTGAAGGTCGAGAAGCTGCTCACCGACCCCGATCTCACGATGGGCGAGTTGCTCGACCGGTGGCTCAAGCGCCACCGGGGCGAAGGCACGACGAAGGCAGGCTACGAGCCCAAAATGCGGCTGCACATCAAGCCGTACATCGGCAGTGGGAAGGTGGTGGAGATGACCGACGAGCTACTGAATGGCCTGTATCAGCGGCTCGAAAGCGAGCCGTGCCCGACGAACCGCGGCAAGCCGCTCGGGCCGAAGTCAGTCCTTCACATCCACAACATCATTTCCGCGGCGCTCGAAACGGTGACGGGTCCTCGACGGCTGCTGTCGTTCAACCCGGCCCACTATGCACACCCGCCGACGGAGCGGCAGGTTACGGCGGCCGAACCCGACAAGCCGACCTTGACCGACGATGAGACGAAGCGGTTCCTGGCCGACGTCTGGACGCCATGCGGGAACTCCCGGTGCGATGGCGGGCTGACCCACCACTGCCTCAGAGACGCGGCGCTCTGGACGGCGTACGCCGCCAGCGGATGTCGCCGGAGCGAGGTGCTTGGGTGGAAGTGGGACCTGATCAACTGGGATGAGGGCTCCATCACGCTCGCGTGGGTCGTCGTCGAGGAGGGGAAGACGTTCAGGCTTCGGAAGCTCACGAAGGACGGCGAGAAGGACGCCGTGATCTATGTGGACCCGGCCCTGATGGATGTCCTGCGATGGCAGTGGGAGCGCCAGCAGCACGAGAAGCAGGTGCTCGGGAACCTCTGGGTAGACCACGGTCTCGTCTTCGCCCGGGACTCCTTCAAGCTGTTCAAGGAGAGCCGCGCCGGTGGCCCCCAGGACCCCGAGAAGGTCTCTGCCCGCTGGCGAACCCAGCGGGGGCGCCTCCACCTGCCCGACGAGTTCGGGGTGTCGGGCTGGCGCCGCACCAAGATCACGAACGATCTTGAGAACAAGGAGAACCCCGTCGAGGTCTCGGCGAACGCGCGCCACCGCTCGGGGCCGGGCTTCACGATGAAGAAGTACGGCCAGCGGCGTTCCGACAACGCCAAGCGGCTGGCTTCCTCCAGCGCCCACCGAATCGGCCTCGGCGAGGTCGGCCCGACCACGCGGCGCAGTTCTGCCGGTGTCGTTCCGAGCGGGCCGCGAAGCCTGCCGATTCCGACGGCCTGA